GCGCTTCGCGGCCAAGGCCGGACACGATCTATCGCGGAACGGATCGATGACGCTTCGCGGCCTGAAGCTTGTCCTTGAACCGCTCGACCTCGTCGACATGGCGAACGATCCATGCGGTCCAGATCAGACCAGCGGGGAAGCGACATGAGCGAAGAATTGCAGATGCGCGCCTATTATTACGAGTTCACGCCCACCGGCGTCGTCGAGATCGATCGCATCCTCGAAGCCGTGGCTCGCGCCGGCAGCGCCTACCATCACACCGAGTATTGGTCGGATCAGGACACGGCCCACAACGGCGAAAGCTTCGCCGACTTTATCCAGCGGCGCGCCAACGAGGCCGCGGTAGCGCTCGCCCCTCCCTCACCCAAGAGCGAGGGAGGCGGGGAGTGAGCAAGAGCACCCTTCCCCCGACACCGTTTGCGATTCATGACAAGACGACGCTGACCGGTGGGTACATTGCTATCATGGATGGGCGCGGCAATCACGTCTGCGACCTATTCCCGTTCGCCAAACGCGCAGGGCCGCATGAGGGGGACGTTGAGCACTACCACAAACTCGCGCGTCTCGTTGTGCGTGCCGCCGGCGACGCGTCTCTCTACAAGACCGACCGCAACAACGGAGAACAACCATGAGAAACCGAGAATATCCGAGCGATGAGATCATCCAGCGCGCCGCGCACCTTTGGGCGGAGATGATGCGCCAGCCGAAGTTCGACAACGGCGACCCCAGTTTTGCAGGCGCCATGACTAAAGTGCTGCATGACGACGTGGTTGCGGCCCAATCAGCGAAGGTGCCGGATATTGAAGCGGCGATCGGCAAGTTCGAAACCGAGCTGGTCGTCCACCTTCAGACGCTCCGGGACAAAGACGGCGAGCCGATGTCGCCTGAGGATGCGGCGTGGGACCAAAAAGCGACGAACCGCCGCGAAGGTGAAAAGGCGACGTACTGGTGGCGCGCGATCTTGGGCGTCGATTATCACCCGGATCTGACCCTGCGCTATGCAGCAGAGAGGGCCGGCCTTCCCAGTTCGCTCTTCTCGTGGAAGACGACGATGTTCATGACGACGCGTTATGTGTCGTGCAGCATCGGCTACGGCGCGCCGGACGAATACCATTATCCGCTCGGCGCCGGCCGCTGGCTCATCACTGATCTGCGTTGCGATGGCAAAGACATCGAAGCCGTTAAGGCCGCGGTGCTGGACGGCCGCTTGCCGGAATTGCGCGTCGAGACCGCCAAAGTTGGCGTTCGCCTTCCGTAGGAACTGATCATGCCTGAAGACAACGTCGTTCGCCTCGACACAGAATTCTGCTTCAGGAACCTGGACACAGGCGAACGGTTTTACGCGAGCGAAATCCTCCCGTTTCCGTTCCCAAAGGCTAAGCTGACCGCCAAACAGCAAAAGGCCAATCAAAAAGCTCTGTTCGCGCGCGGGCAGCGTTGGGCGATGGAGCCTGCATGACCTCCCCCCTCCCTCTCGTCGAGCAGGTCGCGCGCGCGATGTGCAAGGCCGGCGGCGGCGACCCCGACCGCCTGCTCGTTGGCGTGATCCGCAACGTAGCCGGGGAAGTCGAGTGGGATGAGGCGCCGCCTCCGAGCGTGTCATCCCGCATTCGTGCGTCCGATTACCGCTACAAGTTCTGGCGCTGCTTTCAGACAGAGGCGCGCGCGGCGATCGCCGTGCTGCGGCCTGACGATCATGTCACCGATCCAAAGAACCTGCGCCAATCATGGCAGCCCAATTCCGGCGGCGGGCTCTTCTGACATGACCGCCCCCGCCACCGACGCCAAGGCGCGCCGCTTCCGCCCAGAACGGGTGAAGGCGCTGGTCGACGCCTACACGGCCGCGGGGATCAAGCCGGAAATCGTCATCCTTCCTGACGGGAGCATCAGGGCCCGGCCGGCGGGCGACGACCAGGCCGACGAAGCCGAAAAGCTTGAACGCAGGATACGGGCGGGGGTTAATGGCGGCGCTCATCCTTGAGTCCGGCGGGGGCGCCATGGGGAAGGACCGGGTCCGCTATTACCATACGGCGGGCGGGAACGCGTTCTGGAAGCCGGGGAAGTTCGCCAAGGCCTATGGCCTGCCCGGCTCGCGACCGCTTGGCCCGGACGGCCCGGAGGCCAGAAAGCGGGCGATCGAGTGGACCGCAAAGCTCGATGCGGCGCGGGAGTCGAAGCGCAAACCGCCGCCCTCGAAATACCCGCCCGGAACGCTCGGCTCGTTCTGGGAGACGCTCCCCGACCGAGACGCCTTCCAGATCATGGAGGCCCGCACCTGGGAGGATTATCCGCGCGCCTGGCCGGCGATCGAGCCCCGCTTCGCCCTCGTCCGCGTCGACAAGATCAGCCCCGAGGACAGCGAGCGCTTCCACCGGGACATCCATCCGGCCCACGAAAACCGGTTGCGTGACCCGGAAGGCAAACTCAAGCTGTCCTGGAACGAGGCCCACCGGGTTTTGAAGGTGTGGCGCGCGCTGCTCTCTGCGCTGGTCGCCTACCAGATCCTCAAGGCGGCGCCGATCGGGCGCGTTTCGAATCCGGCGCCAAAGGGACGGGAGGCCGTTTGGCTCCACGACGAGCTTACCGGCCTCGCCGAGTGCGCCGCGTTCGCCGGCTATGTCGGCATGGCGGTAGCCATCCGCATCGCCTGGGACGCCATGCTGTCGCCCGTGGACGTGCGTCTCCTGCCGCTCTCGGGCTGGCGCGGGGACGAGGCGGCGACGCAGCGCAAGAAGACCTCCAAGCGCGTTCTCCACGCCATCACTCCGGAGACGCAGGCGATCGTCGAGGCGTATATCAATGATCTACGCCGCCGCGGCGTCGAGCTCTTGCCCGATGCTCCCCTGATCCGCCGGCCAGACGGAACGGCCTACCGGACCAAGCGCTTGTTCGCCGGCGACTTCCGGGTCGTGCGTGACTTCATTCGGCCAGGCGAGACCCGCCAGTTTCAGGACATCCGCCGATCCGCCGCGACCGAGGCGCGCCTGGGCGACGCGACCAAGGACGATATCGGCGCAGCCATGGCCAACACCGTCGCTGAAAACGAAGCCCTCGCCGAGACCTACATGCGCGCGGCAAGCCGGCGAGTGCTGGAGGCCCGCACGATCGGCCGCCCAAGGATGGCCGCGCGATTTCGGAATCCGTAGCGGCGACATTGATTTTATTTGGCGTTTTCGACAGCCGGTTTCCGAAACCGGCGTTGATTTCATTAAAGAACGAGCCGGCCTGCCTGGCCGGGCCGAGCGGATATTTTCCTACATACATTCAAGCGCTTACTGAGCCATTGCGGAAAGTCAAAGCCGGGTCATTCCGAAATTGGGCTGCAGGCGTTCGCGCTCCGCCGCCCAGCCGTTCGCCCTCCGCACATTCGCGGAACGTCTCGGGGCCGCGTTACGATCGTTTACGCAGGTGCGTAAACCCCCACCCAGACCCACACCCCTTAGGGGTGCCCCAGGGATGGAAACGAGCCGGAAATGAAATGTGGCAAAGGCCCGTCGGTCTCATTCAGGCGAACGCCGAAAAAAGTTCGCGAGCCCGCTTGACCGTTCCTGTAGGAAATCCTACATAGGACACATCAAGGGAGCACGGCAATGCAACTCGGCGACACACTCTCGATCATCCTGGCGTCCGGCCTGAACCATAAAGGCCTCGCCCATGCCTCAGTCTGCGGCGAGATCGTCGAAGTCCGCGAAAAGGCGGTGAAGCTCCAGGCCGAAACCGAAAAGGGCAAGGCGGTCTCGGCTTGGTTTCCGAAGAAGGCGCTCCGCCGGATCGGCGAGGCCCGCGAGATGGCCGGATCGAACCACCAGCACCACACGACCGAGCTGGCGCGCTGGTTCAAGGCCGACGACTGGACCAACCGCTTCATCCAGATCACGACGCAAACTCACTGGCTGGCCGGCTGATGGCAACCGAAGCCGAAATCCGGCGCCGCAAGAAACAGGACGCCACCCGGAAACGGGTGGCGATCTGGCTGGACCCAAAGACAACCAAGGCGCTCGACAAGCTGCGCGGGAAGACCCCGCGGGCGGCCTACGTGCGCCAGATGATTGAGGAGAAGACGAGATGACCACAGCCGCCGAGCGCGCCGTCGAGCATATCTTGCAGCGCATCCTCTCCGACCCGCGGGTCGCCTACTATTTCGATCCGCTCACCGAATCGATGGAACTCCTGTCGCAGGCGCATGCCGAAATCCACGGGCTCGACGCGGCAGACTTCCGGCGCGAACTCCTGTCGAACTTTCGCGCCGAGGTTCCAGCAAGGAGTCGAGACGCGAACCCTGTGTCAGACATCGCGCGTGAGATGGCCCAGGATGCAGAGGACCTCATCGCGCTCATTGATAAACAGACCTACGACGAATACCGACGCGGCGATTGGGATTTGCCGGATGACTGCGAACTGCTGGTGACCTTCACCGCTAAGGACTTGCAGAAGTTGGACCGCATTCTGAACTCGTATGCGAAAGCAGCCACTACAGCCGCCAAACTCGCGCACGGTCCGGTTTAGACCGACGTGGTTTTGGTCAGGAATGGCCGCCATGGCGCAAAGCTGCATCAAACAGAGCTTGATTTTACGTGGTTTCTTTTGAGCCAGAAATCCGTTTGGTCCATTTCGGGCAGCGGTCATCCACGCACTTGATCGCGCACATCCCACCAAAGCAGGATTGCGGCGGCGACTATGCTCGAACAAACGCGCACCGGATCGCCTGTGCTCATGACGTAACCGACGATCATGCCGGCGCCTATCTGCATACCTCGGATGCGCCATTCGCCCATGGTCGGTCACTTCCTTTTCAAGACTGTGCTTGTCGTTCTCGCAAGGCCCGACGCCAATCCTTCGCTTTGTCGAGATCAGCCAAGACGGGTTCGAGGCTCTCCCGAAACCGATCTCCGATGTTGTATGGGAATAGCGGGTGCTTGTCGTAGCTCCAGAAGGTGCCCGCCGGGATCATCTTATGGAAGTAACAAGTTGAGCAGACGCCTGACTCGAACGGGTCGAGTTCGTAAGGCTTTCTGCATCGCGAGCAGCGCCGCCACCCTTTCGCCTCCCCGGTTGTGATCCACTTGCCAGAGTCGCTGAAGATAAGCGGGATCAGCCGCCCGTTGCGGAAGACTGCCGTCCATGCGTTTCCGGCTCGTGGCCTCATGGCTGGTTTCCTTTTGAGAAAGGCGGCGTCAGATGCGCAAGTCTAGTCCGCGCACGCCGTCGAGCAGAATCTCAGTCGCCACCTTCTCGGCGATCGCCTGATGCAGTTTGTCGAGCAGGGCAAGCCGAACGTTCCCGTCGAACTCGCTAACCGATGCGCGGGCCTCAAGCCGCCGGCCGTTGAGGCTGAACACGGCCACGGCCGCAATCTCGGCCTGGAATATCGAATGCTCGACGACGACGTGCCCCTCAAAAGCGTTGCCCTTGATCGGGAGGGAGGCGAGCATCTTCTCGCGCACCGCGTCTTCCATCTCCCTGAGGAGCTTCACGCTTTCATCGGTCGGCGCGCGCTTCTCGACGACCTCCGCCCGGTGGTGATGATGCTCAGTGCGTCGGGGCGCGAAGGCGGCGCCGGCCGCCAGAAGCGCGATATCTCGGGTTTTGCTCATGCCCACGATTTTACACTACTTCGCGGCTCCCCGCTTCTCTTTTTAGGATAGAACGGTAGTGCGGGGCGCTACCGGGACTCACCCCAGACGGGCGAGCCGTAAACCAATCGTTAAATAGCGGGCGGGCATCCTTGGCAAATCATGCAAAAGCACCCTCTCTCGTATGCCTGCGCCTACACGATGCTGGGGGCGCTTGTCGTGTTCGGCCTCGCTGGCGTCTCGACCAAGTATATGGACCTCCTGCCGGCGGCGTGGGGGCCATTCATCCTGGAATGGGCGCCGACGGGCACCGTCGTCTCCCTGGGCCTTGCGTTCGTCGCGGCGGCTGTCGCATCCATGCGGAGCGCCTGGCACGCTGAGCGGGCCTTGCAGGCCGGTCCTGCGCATCGGCGCATCTTCTGGCTCGCCCTCGCTTACACCGGAGCCTGCATCATCATCGAGGTCACGATCGGCAAGGTCGGAGCCTACATGATCGGCAAGGACGTGAACACCCTGGCGCTTACGGCGCTCCTGACTTTCTTCGCCATCGCGCCTCGCCTTGTGTCCTACATCCTCGCCGGGATGGACGGGATCGCGCGTGAGGCAGCCGATGCAGAGAAGGCTCGGGATGACGCTCACGACTTGGCCCGCCTCGACATTATCGAAGGCAAGCGCAATGAGCGCATCGAGAAGGGCGTCGCCTCGCTCGAGGCGGAGCGCCGCGCCCGCAATGCGGCTCAGACGGGCGTCACGGCCGCCGCCGGCGCGCTCATGCTCAGCGCGGCTGCATCGGACGCCATCCCTGAATTGCCGCTTCCTGAGCCAGCCCCGCGCGTTTCTACGCTGGCTGAGACGGAAGCCCCTGCACGGAACGCTCCCACCAAGGAAGCCGTCCTCGCCGCAGGCGATGCAATGTACGACGCAGGTTTCGACGTGAGCACCCATATCCTGGCTGAGGCGAAGAATTGGAGCCAAGCCACGGTGGACCGTCGCCTGCGTGGAGCAGGCGAGACTTACGATCGGGACCTGAAGCAATGGAACCGCTGGCCGCGTAGATTCGCATCGGCTCCCCGGCAGAAATGGTCCCCGGCCCGAAGCGTGGCTTGAGCCTCATCCATCCCGGCCCAAACGCTTCAGGGCGTCGTTGACGATGGTTCTCGCGGGCTCCTGAGCAAATGCATCGGCAAGGCGGCTGCCAACCACCACGTAGCAAGATGGCTCGGGCGTCTTGGTGTCAGCCATCACGATGTGGAGCAACCCGCATTTGCGACACCGGAACATGTCCTCGGCATAGACGTCCGGAACCAAGTCCCATTTGTGATAGCACTTCGCGACATAGTCCCAGTATCGTTTTGGCGGTTTCATCCCCTCACCCTACTCCGCTTCGCGGGGCAAGTGAAAGCCGATTGAGTTTTCCGAAAATTTCGGATAGCTGAATCTCGCCTTCCTTCCGGTTGCCCGGGTCCAACGGGGCAGGCAAAAAGCGGTTAGCGGCTCGCGTCAGCGGGCCGCTTTCGTTTCGGACTCCCGTTGCATCGCTGCACGCAAGTCCCCGCCGACCTTCTGGAAGTCTTCGTGAAGGCCGTTCTGCCCGATGCGCCGGCGCGCCTCGTCAAGCGTCGGAAACAGGCTCAACGGAAAACGCGGAGTGTATCGGCGCTCCCAATGGCTGAAGCCTCGCGCCAAAACGTAGCCCGCCATGAACAAACCAAAGAGCACAGTCGGAACGCCGACCAGCGCAACCAGGATAACGCCAAGCATGCCGTCACCCTATTCCACTTTGTTGGGCAAGTGAAACCCGATCGGATGCTTCTCCTGTTCGACCACAGGGCCGCGCTCGGCGCATTCGATGAAAGCTTGGGAGAGAGACTTGCAGCAGCGCAGATGGCGCTTCTCCCGAGGAGGAGCCGGCCCTACGCCGCTTGCAGAGCCGTTGCCGTAGAAGACGGGGTAGGACCAGTCGTCGGTCATTCAGCAGCCTCATTGTGCGCGTCGATCGCCTTCACCAGCTTGTCGGCGCGGTCGCGTTCGCAGGCGCCATGCTCGCCTTGAGCGAGCGAGAATTGCGACAAGGCGGTTTCGGTGAGCGGCGCGTCTGGCAGGGCTGGGACGGCGCACGGCGTCCTAAGCGCCTGATCCACATCCAGCCGGGAGTTGACCGTTCGAATCGGGGTAGAGGCACAGCCTACCAAGAGCGCTGCGATAAGCGCGCTCGAGATCGGCGTCCAGGAGCTTTTCGACTTGCGGGGCTGCGCGGGTGATCTCATCTCTTCCTCGTTGAGCATTGGCGGCGATGCGCTCGCGGTTGACGGCGTGTTCGGTTCCGATGGCGGCGACTTCCTTCCGCGACTCCTCGCGGTGTTGGGCTGCGCGGCGATCGCTTTCAGCGTATTGATTGCGCACCTCATGTCCGCCGTCCCTTCTTCCGTCTCGATAGCGCCATTCGGCCCAAGCGAGCGCAAACAGGATCGCAGCCAGATAGAGCGCGATGCGTTGCCAGGGAAAGGACGGAAACCCTGGCAACCGTGCAAAGCCCATTACGCCGGTCAAATTCTGATTAGGTCTCTGCCTCTCCGGACCGAAGCGGAGCTTATTCCCAAGGCGAATTATCGCGGATATTCCCTTCGCGAATAGGGCGCGGAGGATGCGCCAGACGAAAAGCGCTCCGGCTTTCAGGGCGCGCCCGATCTTCACTTCGCCCTCCAGCAATAGGCGGAGGTTCTGGGGGCTGGGGTCCATACGCCCATGTTCGCACGGCTGGCGGGCGCGTGGACTTTAGGTTGGCGGCTTCCAAAACTGATGGACGTTCGACCAGCTCCGCCCGCCGTGGCGCGGACAAAATATGCCTTCCCGTCGCAATCGAGCCCAAATCTGGATTCGGCTTTCATTTTTGGGGTGCCAAGATGGAGGCTCATACAGGCGCACCAGGGCCCAATTTCGGCAACGCACCCCTTTGGCGGTCATGGCACTGCATTGCAGCTCTTCGTGCCATTGTTCACTTCTCCAAGCGCGATAGTCTTCAACACTAACGCCTTCGTTCTTCGCCTCCATTGCGTCCCAATCATCTAGCCATTGCAAAACGTCCGTGTCATCGACATCCGTCTGCCATGCTGTAATTGACAGGCCGCTTTGTGAGAGCAGACGAACCACCGCTCGAATCTTGCGGCGCGATCTGTCGGAAAGGTGCGGCCCGCTCATTTCGTTCGTCCTCTCACCATGCGCTCAAAGACCCGCAGGGCCTCTTCCGGGGTCGGTTCGTTGGCGACGCCATTCGCCTGCAAAGACCTGAGCCCGGCGAGAATCGCGCCCTTGCGCCCACCGTGCGCGCCCTTCAATGCGTCGAGAAGCTTTATCTCATCCGCACGGAGTGCGACGGAAACGACTTTCGTTCCCGTGCGTTCGCGGCTCTTGGCCGTTGCCTCGGATGAGGTTTGCGCGCGCTTCGCCATGAAATTTGCATAGCACGCTGCTTTTAGCTTGACAATAGCATGCTATAAGCTTATCTTGCCGCCTGTTCGGAGCGGCCCGAACATCCCAAATCACAGCCCTTTGCGCCCGGCGACTGAACCTCGCCGGGCGCTTCGCCGCAAAGGGCGCATCGGGAGCAATCCGATGGCAAAGAATATCACCTCAGCGCCCCGCCGTTTCAAGCGGCTGAGCGTCGAGCTTCGAAACCTTCCGCTGGCCGTCCTGGTCGTCGTCATCTCGATCTGCATCGAGGTCTACGCAACAGGCGGCATATTTCAGCAAAACACCGCTTCGGTTTCGATCTTCGGATTGGGCGTCGCGCTCGCGCCCGTCGAAGCGGCCATCTCCCTGGGGCTGGGTCTGCTCAGCCTCTGGTGTGCAATGACTGCCGCGGCTCTCAGGGCCGATCCGCGGTCCGATCAGAAGGCCCGGGCGTTCGGCGCGCAGGCTCTTGCGTTTGTCCTGCTCTGCGCTCCGATCTACTATGCTGGAAATTCGTTCGCATTCCAGCGTCAACTCGCGGACTATCGCGAGTATTCAGGCTCAGAAGCTGAGCGCGCCGATCGAATGCTCGCGTTCGATGACGGCGCCGACAGCCGAGCCCGCGGCGACGCTGCGGAGAGCCTCAAGAACGGCGTCGAACCACAAGCCGCGCGGTTCGACTTTTTGTGCACGCTGTGGGCCGCGTTCCTTTACGTGGTGAACATGGCGGCGGCCCGCCTTGGTTGGCGCCCTCGTCCGGAAACGGACGCGGAGGCCAAGGCCCGGGAAGCGGCGGTCCGGGCGGCGAAGGCCGCTCAGACCCGCGAGCGCAACAAGAAGGCAGCCGACAAGGCCCGCCGCCAAGCCGAACGCGATGCAGCCCGCAAGGCCGGTCGCGGATTTCTCAGGGTCGTTTGATCCGAAGCGCTCCGTCTCCTAACCGAGGCGGAGCGCTTTTTGCGTCGCGGGCCGGGCGCTACTCCGGCTGCTCGCCATTCAACCCGCCAGCCAATATGGACGGGACCGAGCCTGTCGAAACTGGCATTCGACGCGTGTCTGCTTTCCACGCCGCCGCGACGCCTCCCTTATACGCTGCTTCGCGGCCCGGTGGAATCCTGTTGCGCCCGGCGGAGGGGGCGGTAGGGTGCGATCAAAATGCGTGGGGAGTGCAATGTCGGTTTTGTTCGCCGAACCAGCCGTTAGTCGTGATGAGGCTGCGCGTCTGGTTTCGTCTGTTAAGTGGTTCCATCGGGTCGAGCCGATCGAGGGCATGATCGCTCCCGGATATGTTCCGCCCCAGGGCTCATACGACGCCGCCGGCTATGCGGATTCCCTCCAATTGGGAGACATTCGCGGGAAGCGCATCCTCGAAATCGGTACATGGGACGGCCCGATGGCCTACGAACTCGCCAAGCGCGGCGCCGACGTTGTCGCCAGCGACATTCAAGACCCGAAGCACACCGGATTCAATGTCCTGGGTAAGATCGGCGGCTTCAAGGTGCCCTATGTGCGGACATCGGTGTACGATCTGCACAAGCATTTCAAGCCCGCGACCTTCGACATCGTCCTCTTCCTTGGTGTTTTTTATCACCTGAAGCACCCGCTCATGGCGTTCGAGAAAATCGCCTCCGTATTGAAACTCGGCGGGCAGATTCGCTGCGAAGGCGCAGGGATCGGCCCCTATTTCGAGAACCTGTCGAGCGAGCCGGTTTTGCTGCCCGCGCATGTATTCGAAACCCTCAACGCGATGGACGAGGCTGGTGTCCCTCTGGCGCTCTCATATCCCGGCACGTTTCGAAAGGGCGAGAACTGGTTCCTACCGAACAAGACCGCGCTCAAGGGCTGGATGCAGGCTGCGGGCTTTGATGTGGACGGCGTCTGGATGATGCTAACCGACGAGGCCCGCGGCGTTGTTCGGCTTGGCGGGCGCGCCACGAAGGTTGGACGCCCGACCGAGGAGCACAAGATCGTTTAGCCGCCGAGCGCCTTCAAGCGCTGGTTCAATGTCTCGATGAGGACGGCCTGAGTTTCGACCGTCTCAATCAGCCGCTGGATCCATTCGCCGGTCGCGAGTCCTTTGACCGGATCGAGCTTCGCCTCGTTCGGCAGCGCGGTTAGGTGGCCCTTCTCGCGCCAATGCTTTGCGTAGCCGTCCAGCGTGAGCGGATCGTGTTCCGTGCCGAGTCGCGCCTGGAATTTGCGAGCGCCCTCGTGAATGCGCGGCTCGATGCGGTCCGGCGTTGCGGAAACCTCCACCAGCACCGGAATGCGCGCGACCTTCTGGCGCTCGACGAGGATGGGATCGCCCGCCTCATCCTTCTCGCCCGTCGCAATCTGCTCCATGAGCGGCGCGCCAGCATCGTCGAATAGCGGCAGTTCGTCAAATACGGGTTCGTCGAATTCTACTTCGCTCTCGATCTGCACAGCGCGGCCGTCGCGTCGCTCAATCGAGCGCACGACCTTGCGCGCCCTGCGCGTGGCTTGAACTTGATGCGCCGGACTGCCAGCATGCACTCGATCCGGCGCTTTGCCGTCCCAGAACGTAAGGTCGACGAGCTTCGCCGGGTCGACCTCGCCAGCCTCGCGCGCAACCGCAGCGGCGAGCGGGTAGCAGGTGAGCTGCGTGTTGTCGTCATAGACAGCCGTTGCATTGATCGTTCCGGCGCCTTTCGCGCCGCCAGTCGCCGCGCCGACGACGATGCTGACGCCGGTCACATTCAGCGTTGTAGCCGAGTGATCGTATTGAAACCAAACCGTGGAGCCAGCATATACTTCTATATCGGTCGCTTTGCTCGCATGCGAGCCGCCGTACAGAGCAAAATTAGCTCCGTCGTTGAACGCATTCCCGCCCGCGAACCTGACCGATTGGTCGGCCGTGGCATTTTTCAAGACGTAACCCACGCCAGATGCGCCGTATGTCAGATCAGAGTCCGCAATCTGAATGCGCTCAGCGGTGGCGTTGTCGTCGATGCCCGGAGACGTAAACGATGTAGTGGCAATCAGACTAGGAAAGGAATTATTCCCATCCAGCGTCAGAGTGCGGTCCGCGTCTCCAGTCGTGACGGTCAGCGTGCGGTTGGCGGTAAGGTTCGACCCTGGCTTGACAATGAGATTGTGGGAGCCGTCCGTATCGCGAAGATAGAGCCCCTCGTTGGCGAAAATGCGAAGTCCGTCTTCGGTTTCGTAGAGGGACGCGATTGCGCCCGCCTCCGCGGTCGGAACCGCAGAGCCGCTTTCCGCAATGATCGAAAAGAAATTGTCGGCCGCGTCGACTGTTCCGTTCTTGGACAGAATGGCGCCGGTCGATTGCACGCGAAACCACCAGTTCGCCCGGCAATTCTGGAGCGCGCCTGCGCCGGCCTGTAGCTCGATGCCATTCCCCGACCCGCTGGGCCGCTGCACCATCAGACCAAAAATCAGATTCGAATCGGAGTTACCCGCTTTCCAGCCGATCCCGTCCGTGTGGCTGATTCGAATGCGCTGGTAATTGTTATGATTGATGTTGTTCGTTGCCGTGCCGGCGCCCCAGGTCCAGCCGTTCGCGGTACTGGACGCCTGAACGTCGATGTCATCCCAAACGTTGAGCTGCACCGTGTCGTCGCCGGTGTTTACGTCCTCGTGGATTTGATCGGACGTGGCGCCGGTGCAGACGAGTCGTGCGAAATTGCCGCCCGTGTGTCCGCGCAAATCAAGACAGCGCGTCGCAAGGGAGTTGCCGTCCAACACAATATCTGCGATCTGGAGACCGGTGGTGTTCCCCGTTGCGCTGTCGCATAGGATCATGGCGGAGCTTCCGCCTGTCCACTTCAGCGTCGTTCCGTATTGACCGTTTGTCGCGCCGCCCGCGCCGCGAATCTTGACGTTGTGCTTATCGGAGAGGTCGAGCTGGGCGCTGATTTCGATCGGATCGCCTTCCGGAGCATCCGGCAGCACGATCCACGGCCCGCCGCCGACAGAATTGGCATAATCCGTCGCCGCATCGAGCGCGGCCCCATTCGCCGCCGCGGTCGCGGAATTGGAGACGCCCCACCACGCAGCCTGCCAATCGCCGTCGACAAGGCGCTGCCACGCCCCGCTAGATCCATCCGTATCGCTATTCGGCGCAACCCACATCCCAGCCTGCGGATCGGCCGTGACGTTCGCCGATTGATCGCCGCTGCGCCAGACGAAGACGCCCCCGCCACCATCTCCCGCAGTCGTTCTGGCGCGCATGATGACCGCATCGACGACGCCAGCGGTAAGCGCAGAAAGAGCGGCCTTCGTCGCGACTTCCAGCGTCGCATTGAGCGCCCCAACCGCTGCGTCTGTCGTGGACGCCGTCACCACAGTGGTTAAGGCGGCCGAGACGGAAGTGTTCGCTATCTGAGATAGGAGCGCGAAGCCGGTCGTGCTGATGCCGATGACGTAGCCAACGAAGGCGTCCAGGTCGGCGCCGTCGAGGTCTATCTCGGCGCTGAAGCCGTCATTCTGCAAGGCAGACAGCGGAAGGCGCGGAACGCCTCTTTTTAGCTGGAGATGCGTCTGATAGATGCGATCCCCAAAGGATTGCAGGGCGCTTGCTTGCGCTGAACTGAATCCCGCATTCGCAAAGACAGTCGCCTGGAAGGATTCGAAGTCAAGCGCGATGACGATGATCGAATCAACGGCTGGAGCGCTGTCGAACGTGACCGCGCCCCCGAGGTTCGAACTATTGAACGAAACGCTATATGCGGTAACGATCGCGCCATCGACCAATACGCTGAGGTCGTTCGCACTCTGCACGTAAAAGTCAAACGTGAACTCGTCAGTGACCCCGTCGCCAATGAATGGGCCGCTGACCGTAATCTCTGAAGAAATGCCGCTCATGGGGTCGCATTTTGCGGGCGTTTAGGGGGCGCGCGGGGTTGCGTGAGGGGAGGATTGGGGGCAGGGTCGGCCTCAAGGGAGGGGCCGAGGTGAAACGGCTATCCGGCTGGAAACGCCTTTGGATCGTGGGGGCTGTCGGTTGCTGGGCTTACGGAGCCTTTTGGCTGCCGCAGAACAGCGTTCTCATGGAGCCGCCCCCGACACGTGCAAACGCCGAAGTAGAATGTATGGCCACTTTGACCACTGAAGCGCCATCCGCTCAGCCACTGATGCCTGACGAGCAGCCGTCGTCCAACGAACGACTAAGCCAATGGTTGGACTCGCAACCTCTTAGAGAAGCCGATGCAGAGTGCGTGCGTCGCACCTTGCCGCGGCTACTCGGAGAGTACTGGAGCATGGCGGCTTTCGGAGTCCTCTCTGTCATTTTGTTTCCAATCATGGCCGGCCTGGGAATTCGGCTGGCGTTTCTGATCGGCCGTTGGGTTTGGCGCGGCTTCTTCCCGACGAAGCAGCGAGCTTAGCATGCCCGTTGAAGCCGTCGCATTCCTTGGCGGACTGGGGCTCTTCGGCATTTTCTGCTGGGCCGCAATCCAAGACATGAACAGGCCGCGCAAGCGCCGCCGTTACCCTGGTCCGCCGGGCTCGCTTCGTCGCCATAAACGGGAGCTATCGGGTATCCTGGATGAGTAGCTCGCGCGCACTGTCCAGCGGGTCCTCGGTTACATCTTCCTCGCCCGTCGCAATGTCGGTGAGCGCCTCGCCTGTAATCCACATCTGCCTCGACGGCAGGCCCGCGGCATAGCCCGCACTCATCAGGGCTTGCTTGACAACCTCTTCGCTATCGCCGCGCTGGGCTGCCTGCGTCAGCTTGATCGGCGCTTCGATAGCAGCTTGCGCAGGCGTGGCCTTGTAATCATAGCCTGTCACAGCCGCGTTGAGCGCATCGCGAACGATAGGGATACCCTGGAGCGGATAGAGCGCGACTTCCAAGGCGACGCGTGTGTTGCGCTCCTCATCGTCTTCATCGTCCTGCGGCTCGAGCCGGCCATAAAACCACATGGTAGCGAGCGCCGGCAGGAACCAGACGAAGGCCATGTTGGCCGCGAAGCGCGCCGGGCTGATCTTGCCGGCCAGCACGCCAGGGATTTGCTCGACGAACATCTGGTTATAAAACGAGTTCGCCCACGACATAAAAAGCGTGGCGAGGCGCCAGAACTGGTTGTCGTTGGCGAGGATCGATGCAAGGTCTTTCGGGGCGCCGCCGGACTGCGTAGTCCTGACGATGCTATCCGCATGCTCGACGGCAGCGGCTTCATCGCCTTGCTCAATTCCAGGAACCTTGCCGGCGAGAGCCGTTTCATAGCCAGCGAGCCACGCAGGGCCAGCAACCGCCATGTCCATGAGCTGAGACAGGATCATCATCTTGTCCTGCGCCGCCTTCGGGACCTGAGGCAGGATGCCGGGACGCTCGCCGAGTTTCGTCGCCATTGCATCGCGGACGTCCCGATCAAAGTTCGCCATCCGATGCTTCATGAAGTCGGAGCGGTCGAAGATGAATTGGAAGCGGGCCGGCAGCGTCTCCGGGGCGCCGAACAGGCGCGCGGTCTGCCTCGCCAGGAACTCAGGATAGTCGCGCGCGATCGTTATGCCCTTCTGCTTGAGCATCGGCAGGATGCCAGTTCGTGGGATGGCGTTGAGCGCGCCCAGTTCTTGAATCAGCGCAGTCGTGATCTTGATGCCCATGGACACGACGGTCGCATTGTTGCGCACCTTGGCGACGACGCGCTCCCAGGAATCCATCACGCGCGGCTGGGGCTGCTCGACCTTCGAGACCCAATTGTCGAGCACCTTGACGCCCCATGGCCCGAGGACGCCGCTCACCGCAGCCGCCACGCGCTCCGAGGCAATCAACCTGCGGGCGTCGATGATGAGCTCGCGATGCGTCAGATCGTGGACGGTTTCCTCGACGTGCTCGGAAATAACCGAGATGGGATCGAGGCGGAACGCTTGACCGGCCGTGCCGCGGCGCTGCTTGAGGCGCCCGCGCTTGGTTCCGATCTGGCGATAGGAGCCGCCCGATATTTGCTCGACGGCTTCCTTCGCCTCGCGCTTGGCTGCTCGCCGCGATCGCGTTGCATCGAACTTGACCGGAAAATAGCCGCCGCGGAACGTTCCGAAGCGCGTTTGAACGGGGAGCGGCTCCACTTCCTCCGGGCGCACGCCGCGGACGCGCTCGTCGAGCGCGAAGCTCTCGGCCTTGAACGATTCGAGGAAGTCCCACACGGACTGCACGAAATTCCAGTCACGCTGATCCAAGCGCCTGAGCACAGCTTGAAGCTGATCTTCCGACCAGTTGAAGCCCTCCATCATGTGTTCGCGGTTGTAGGCGTTTCCGACGTTCAGCGCGACGCCGATCTGTTGCAGCTTCGTCAGGTTGTCAGCGATCTCCGGGATGAACTCCTTTTTGAGGAGCATCCGGCCAAGCTCTTTCTTGGAATAGACCGACAGGATGTCCTTGAAGCGCTGCGTCTCTGTAACCAGGCGCTCGGTCTTGGCCGACTCGGCGCGCTGTGCGGCGGGAATGAATGCCGAGAACCACGGGCCGTTGGCCTTGAGTCCGTCCATGAAGCGGAAGAGCTGTTCGGCCTTCACCATGGATCCGTGAATGTCCATGACGAGATCGACAGCCCGCTCGAAGCGCGAGCGGGAGGCGAGCGACCGCACGATATGAGCGCGCTTCGGGTATTCCTGTTCAGCCTGGACGACGAGCCCTTCGATCACTTCGTTGAGCTGGCGGTTCTTGCGATCGGTCAGAACCTTGTTCCAGCGACGCCCGAGCTGGTCGAAGTTCGACACAACATCGCGCAAGCCGCGAACCTCTTCCATGCTGAGCGAATTGAAGGGCCGGCGCCTGATGGCTTCGAGAAAAGCCGGGTCCATCTCGACGATGTCGTCAACGTCGATGCCTTCGTTTTCCAGTTCAGTCAGGTAGTCCCGGAACGAAGCGCGGGCGCGCGCGCCAGGATAGGGCTTCGCGCGCAAGTCCACCGCTTCGAGAACCTGATCGATCTGGTCGAGATGGCGACCGCCGCCGGGCAGGAACGCCTTGCGGGTTCCCTCGTTGTCAAACTTGCGCAGGTAGCGCCGAATCCGGTCGGCTTCATCCGCTGCGGCCCGCGCCAGCCGATACATCCAGAAGCTCGCCAGTTGCCGCGATTTATGCAACGACGCCTGCGCGTGATCGCCCTTTGCAAGGGCTTCCATGGCATTCCTCGCGGCCCGCCGTTCGCCCGCCAAGAACTTGTCATACGAGCGAACTTCACGCACGCTCATATTATTGACGGCGCGCTCTGCAAACTGTCTTGCGGCCCTGTTCGCCGGCGTCACCCGTCCGCCGGCGGCCTGTTGGATCGCGGCGAACTCAAGTTCAAGGACGCGGGCCTGGGCCTCTGTATTCGCCGCCGCGCGCGCCGCTTCGGCGATGGTTCCATCGCGTAGCGGATCCCCATACTCTGCCTCGAGGCGGGCGTCGATGCCTTCTTCGATCGCCTGCGCCCGCGGCTTCAGGCCGCGCAAAGCTTGGATGAGTTCGTCGCCCGATGAAAACCCGAACCAGGTCGCCGCGAGATCGGCCGAAACCGAATCCCCGCTCTCCGCCTCCCGGTCGAGCGCCGCCGCGATCTGCTCGCGGATTTCGTCCTTGTTCTTGGTGAGATCGATCCCGCGGCTTTCGAACCATCGGCGCATGTCGTCGCGTCTCTGGTTTTGCTCAACCGCAGCCTCATCGTCTACCGAATAGACGGCTCTCTCTCCCTTTATGTCGGAGATGAGGGTCTTGATGAATTCTTCCAGGGTTGGGCGTTCAGGGCCGGCAAACAATTCGTCTTGCGCCAGCTCAACCGGGTCGTTGATGACAAGCGTCCCGTTGCTCCGGCGCATGAAGTTCTGCGGACCAAGGTCGAAGAAGTAGCGCGGGGCATCCGCTGGCAGAGTCTCGCGCAGGTATGCGCGCAGCGCATCCATCGCCTGAAGGATGGACTTGCGTTGCGGATCGTTCTCCGCCAAGCCTGTGATAAAGAACCGGCCGTTCTCAACACCCACGCGGGCGCGTGTTTGGTTCTCTTCCAGCCGTTCAGTGCTGAAGCGGATGCCGGACTCCATCGAAGCCGCTTCGCCAGGGTTCGGCAAATGCTTGGCGTAAGGGGCGCCCTCGGCATGAGCTTGACGCGCGAAGTCGAGAAATGCACCCGTCACCATATCGGGGCGCATTTCAACGAAGACCGAGCGAGGGTCATTCGGATCAGCGAAGACGGATTTGGATCGCCCGCGCCCGATCCGTTCGGGGCCGGCGAATAGTTCGTCTTGGGAGAGTTCTTGGGGGCCGACAACTTGCAGGCCGCGTCCTTCGAGGATTTCCAAGGCCCGCTCGTGGTTTGCAATTTCCCGTTGGCGAGCGCCGTAGGAACTGGACTTCGGGTTCTGTGCCGTAGACCGCGATCCCAGCCATTCGATCTGCGCGCGCATCGCTTCTACGGCGGCAGTTCTGTTGCCATGATCGTCCAGGTATTCGCGCACAAGGTCGGCCGGACGGCCCAGCATGCCCTTGTTCTTCTCGACGAACTCGCGCAGCGTTTGGTCTGTGATTGCAGCCTCGTATGAGGTGCGGATCGGTTTCTGCGTGGCCTCCCTTGAAGCCGTTTGTTCGGTGCGCCGCGGAAACGGGATGACATTCGAATCGTCGCCCTCTTGGAAAAGTCGCCCCCCCTTCGCCGGCTTCACCCCAAAGTACCCAGCCTCAAACGCTCTTTCTGCAAGAGCATCCGGATCGAGCCCGCTTTCGTTGTTGATGAGGCCCGGCCTTGCGCGAGGATCGCCGAGGGCTTGCCTGATTTCTCCGCCGGTGTCTTTGATGCCGCCTTGGGCGCGGACCCATGCTCCAAGTCTGAGGGCCGTCTTGCGCTTGCCTTGCTTCTTCAGAGCCATTGCATCGGCGAGGACTCTTTCGATGTCCTCAGGACGTGCAGGACGCAATGCGGGCGGCAATTCATTCAGGATGTTTTCGCCGTAGTCGTCGACGAGAGCTTGCGCGGAGAGCTTCATCGGCGGAAGGTCTTCGGGCTTCGCTTCCTCTCCGGTCGGGGCGACGACGTTGCCGTCTTCGTCCGTCTCTTGCGGAAGATCGCGCCATTCGCCAAAGGCGAGCCAGTCATGCGCTCGGCGCGCCGGATCGCTGTCCACCTCCCGCTCAATCGCCGGACGAATGCGCGCCCGTTCTGAGCGCCACCAGCGCTTTTGCTTTCTGGTATATGTCTCCATGACGCGGGCGCGAAGTTCTGCCTCTTGGGCTTCTCTGGCGCCTGCGATGGCGTTCTGATAGTCTGCCCAAGCCGCTTCGCTCAATCCGCTTTCTTCGCGCGTTGCGAAGATCGGACGATCGACGCCGGCCGCTGCTCTCGCCTCCGCCATCTCTTGTTCGGTTGCGAGAAGCCTGTCGAATACATCCCTGATCTGGGGATTGAGGTTCGCATCAAGGCGCATCACCGAGCGGTAGATTTGCAGGAGCCACGCCTTGAACGCGGCGAAGGCTTCGCGCAAGCCGAGGCTTGGCGCTTTGCCTTCCATAAGGTAGGCTTCGAACGTGCGCGCCCACAATTCGTGGTAGTCGCGCCGCTGTTCGAGCGTCATGCTCTCCCACTGGCCCGGCTGCAAACCGAACCAGTTCTGTGTCGATGCCCACATGTCCTTGAGTTCTTGCGGGGCTTGCTCATCCAGAGAAACCGCCTGCAATATCTCGAGGAACAGGTGGCCGGATTCGTGCAGGAAGGTCGAGAGATCGGAGGCTTCGAAAAGGTTGATGGTCGCTTGGCGGAGGCTTCCGTCTGTGGCGAAGCGGTCCAGCAAGATAGAGCCCCTCTTCCCTTCCTGCGAGCGGGACTGAAACAGCGGCATCCCCTCTTTCAGGACGCGCTCTTTCATTTGGGGGGTGAGGTCGAGGACGTAGGCGGAGGCTTGAGAACGTTCCTCGGGCCCTCTTACATAGCCATCACGGAGCCGGCCTCTCCCCTGGATATCGCGCAGCGTCGCGGCGGCCTCCTCGCGCGTCGCAAAGTTCTGACCATAAGCCGGGCCCTGCGTATCCCAAATCGCGAAAGGCGCTCCCGGATCATTGGTCGCATTTCGATCTGTCCGACCGAATTGAACGCTCCCCTCCCTCACCTCCCCGCCCATCGCATGCGCCACTTTCTTCACAGCGCCAAGGACGTTCGTGTCATAGTGAGATGCGGCTGAGTCGTTGCCCTGGATCAGCTTTGAAGTTTCACCAGTCGGAAACGACACACTATCGAACCCATCCCTTGCGGCTCTATAGATGATCGCTCTTACGGCTGCGCCGGTCCAGGCTGAGGTTTTGGAGGCGAGGGGGGCGCGGACGAATTCCGAGCTTCTCCATTGCTGCAATCGTGCTTCAAGTTCCGCGCGAGTGTTGCTATGCGGCTGCTGCGCGGCCTCGTCCGCAGTTAGAGGCTTGAAGGTGCCGCTCTCGAAAAACTGCGTAGAGGGGTTGTCGGCAAGGACTTTCTGCAAGGTTTCGATTGTGTCCTTGACGGCCCGCGCCTGCTGCCCCAAATCGCTTTGCACCTCCCCCCCGAACAGCGTCCTTTGTCCCTTGTCGTCTATACGCTCTTCGCCTCTTACTGAGACCAGGACGCCTAGGTCGTTTGAGGGGGGGCGGGACCAGTGGGATTGGAAGTCGGAGCCGGGCATCTTCGGAAGGTTCCGCAGCTCTTCGTAAATCTGCGCGCTGCGCTCGGTGAGTTCCTTGCTCGGCGGCTTGTCGGCATTCTCCGCCAACTCGCGCAAGAGCGCCGCTTGTCGTTGCTCTGTCTCCCCACTGAACTCCGGAATCTTCAGCCTCAGCTCAAACACCGGCTCATCCCCAGGAAGACGGAGATCGCCGGGGCCGCGGCGGATGCCTGCTTCTTGGAATGAGCGGATTTGTTCGGCAGTGCGAGGCCCGGCAAAATTGAAGCCCATGTCTTCGGGGGCCAGGACGTCGAACATTTCCTCTTCATAGTCCGCCTGTTCGATGGCGTCGCGATTGCGCGGGTCCACGTACTCCTCAAGCGTCATCGGTTCGCGTCGGGTTTGCGCCCTCGGATCAAACCGATTAAACGCCTCATTGAGCACAAGCCTATTTGCGCGTATGTGATAGAGAAGTTCTTCTTTCGTGACGGACTTCCGCGAGCGGAATTCATCCAGCCCGAGGAACTTCATTTCATCCGCTACGCGACCCGTAAAGCCTGTGACGCCTCTCGCCTTGGCGATCCTGTTCAGGGCCTCCTCTCCACGCATGGCGCGATCGGGAAGCGCTTTCGCAGCCTCAAGGGCTACGGACATGAAGCCTAGGGCGTCGAGTTCCCGCTGGGTTTGGAAGAGTTCGCCGCCTTCTGTTCCTGGGCCTCCCTCTCCCACCGATCCGCCAGTTCGTTGGCCTCCTCCTCGGTCAGAAACCCGAGCGGGTCGGAGCGCCTCGACCTTTTCGTAGAAGGCGTTGTCTCTGGCGGCGAGTTGCTTGTCACTAGCCCGCTCCTTCTCGAAAGTGTCCGATGGAAGGTTTCCAAGATACAGGATTTCGCCGTTCGGCGATACGTCCACGTCATCGCGAAGGATGTAGATGGAATCCTCTTCCGGAACGTCCTTGATGTGGTAGCCTTCCGGCAACGGCCTGCGGCCCAGGAATGCGAGGTAGGCCCGGCGGTGAGCCTCAGTCTGTGGAGTGAAGACATAGGCGCCGCGTTGCATATCGGCCATGTCCTGCAAGAGGATGTCAGCAACGCCGTCGAAAATCGCCTTGAGTCCGCTCAAGCCGAACTTTTCCGCGCCCCGCTCGTACATCCGCTCATGGCGGCGCAGGCGCCCCAGGAACGTCCAGTCAACAGCAGCAGCGTGGCCGTTCTCAGGCTCGGGCGCAATCTGAACGATGACGTGCTCGTTGCCAACCGCAAAGCCATAGCGGCGGGCCGTCTTGGCTTCTCCCGGAATCGGCTCGGAAACGACATCCTCCGGCGCAAGCGCGGCTTGGTCAAGTTCCCCGCCTTCTTCGTTCATAACGCCGCGCAGAACGCTGTCAGCCGGCCCTACGTTGCCGGCTTCAGCCTGCCTTGCCCGGGCCTCCTCCTCCCGCGCAAAGCGCACCAGGGCGCGCTGCACCGGCGTGCGCTCGGTATGCGGCGTCGCCAGAGCCTGCTGTGTCGCGGCTTCCCATTCTGGCGTCTCAGGCTCCGGCAATTGCGCCGGCGGCTCTGTGCGGCCCGTGCTGAATTGGCGGCGCGCATCGGCCGGGGCGCCGCGCTCCAGCGTCCGCTCCTGAATTTCCCGCATCGCTTCGCCGGCGCGCTCGGCGGCGGAGCGGACGCGTTCGGATTCGTCAAAGTCGGCCTGCTCCAGTTCCTGCGCGTCGGCGGCTTCCTCTTCGGCGAGGATTGCATCGAAGCGCTCGCGGGGCGTCGGCTCCGGGCGCATCGGCTGCGCGCCTTTCAGCGCGGGAGCCGCTTCGTCTTCCTGCGCCGGGCCGCGGACATTGAAGCCCTCTCCGAACAGGGTTCGCAAGAACTTCTCGGTCCGCTGCGCATAGTCGCCCTGCCCTTTGCGAGAAAGCGCCTGGATGGCGCGGGCCAGAGCGCCGTACATTTTCGCGTACCGTGCATTGACTTGCGGGCTGGTTCCGCCTTCACGGTAGGCTTGATCCAGAAGTTCGCGGACTCGGGCTTCGACGACGGCGCCAATCTCGTCGTCGCTCTGCGCGATCTGGGCTTCGTTGGCAATATCCTCAACGCGCTTGCGGATCACTTCGATTTGGGCTTCGCGTTCGGCCGGCGTCGCCTCGTTCGGCGAGCGCCGAGCGAAGTTCTGAAGCGATGCATGCGCGGGAACGCGCAGCACGCGCGCCGCGAATGTTCCGCTCGGCATCGAGACTTGGGCGTGTGCGGCAAGCGCCTGTTCAAGCCTTTCGGCGCCGATGCCGAGTTGATCGGCGACGGTGAATGGATCGGCGCCCGCCGACTGGAAGTGCTCGACGAAGCGGTCCGCATCGATGAACACTTCGCTCGGGTCCATCTCATTGACGGCGCCTTCGAGCGCGGACGGAAGCCGCTGGCCAAGTGCAGACTTGCGCGCCGCTTCGGTCTGCTGTTCGAACAGCGCGGCGTTGCGGTCAGCCGCGGCGACTTCGCGAAGGTCGAGCCCGAGATTGACGCTCGACGGGATTGCCGCAAAGCCTATGCCGCCCTGCGCGCCGATATAGCCGGCGCGCAGAATTTGCTCGATCGCTTCGGGCGTGAAGACCTTGCTCCACGCCGTCGCCGCGTCGCCCTCGCCTGCGCCCCGCTCCGTCTCCTGCTGGGCAAGGTCCTGGTGGATGATTTGGGCAAGCTGTTGCGAGGCTTCCTCGACGCCCTGATCGACGGACGTGGCTGCAACGTCCGCCAGCGCCCGCCTGTAAGCCGGCGCAGCGCCCGGGCGGACGATGCCGCGTCCGGCGATCGCGCGCGCCCCGAGCCGCCCAAGGCCTGATAGGCGCAGCCCCAGCGCATCGCCGACGAATTCGAGCGCCGTCGCCCAGGCGCCATAGGCTTCAGCCTGCCTCGCCGCTGCGTCAGGATCAGCGCCGGCGCGCAGAAACTCGACGTAGGCCTGTCCCGTCTCCTGCTCGTTTCCGAACGACAGGTAGCCGCCGGCGAAGCCGCCGAAGCCTCCGATGGCGGAGCTGACGCCGGCGATCGGCGCGACCAGAGCGGCCCTTCCTGCTTCGCCTGCATCTCCAGCCAGCACCTTGCGCGCAATCTCGCGGCGCTCGGCTTCGTTGCCGTAGGAGCCGGAAAACGCTTCGTCTGTTCTGCGGGCCGCCTGCCGGCCAGCCCGTTCGAGCGAACCGAGCACCTGCGGCGCGAGCCGTGCGGTCGGCCCTAGGATGAACGGACCCCAATCGTCGCCGCCCTCGCGGGCCTGGAGTTCGTCAAGCCTCGCTTGCTCTTCGGCCGTGAGCGCCGGCCCCCTGCCGCGCTGCGCCTGATACGAGCGATAGCCGAGCTTGCCGAGCTCGACGTCGAGCTGGCCTTGGCGGAATTGCGGACGCGGATCAATCCCGCCGCGGCGCAGCGGCTCAAGAACCAAGCCCGGCGAGAACAGGACGCCAGCTTGCAGCGCGATTTGCTGCGCCGTTGGATCGCGCGCAAGCCTTTCGAAGATCGACAGCGTTTCTACGTCATCACGGGCGACTGCAATGTTGTTCTGGTTTTCAAGCCAGCGCCGCAAGCGCGGACTAGTCTCTGTCTGTTGCTCAATGCGCTGCGCTTCGGCGGCGCGCGAGAAGACATCGCGATATGTCGTGACGGCTTGCCGCGGCTGACGCACGATTTCGCCGATTTGCGCATCGACGGCGGCCTCGTCAGGCGTTTGCACTTCCTGCGTCAGATTGCGATGGATGGGCGACGGCAAGGCGCCCTCGCGGTCCTCGCGCTCTTCGTCGGATTCGAGCGGATGCGTGTCGAGCCATTCCGAGAGCGTCGTCATCGGGCCTCACTCGCAAGGAAGCGCGCATAGGTGGCTTCGACGTATCCGACTGTCGGCTGCCTGCCTCCATGCGTATTCTGATAGCGCAGCACGATCTCGCGGCGCGCATCCCGCGGAATGAGATCGAACGGCACGACAGCGGCTGGCGTTACTCCTTCGCCAAGCGCTCGAAAGCCTTCGCGCCGCCCCCTGCTTTCCTGCACGCGCAGCGGCGCAACCACTCGTTCGCGAGGAAGCCGCACGACCGCGCGTCCGATCATCTCCTGCGTCTCCAAGGCGTTCGGAAGCCGCCGCTGGCTCTCGACAAACGGTACAACCTCTTGAAGGAGGGCGCTGTTAAAGGCCGACGACGCCGCGCGCGCTGCATCGCCCTCGCGTCCGCGTCTGTCGCCCGGCGTCAAATCGAAACGGTCGCCGAGCATCGCCTCGGCGATGTTCCGCACGGCGCCGTAGGCCTGCGACTGGAGATCGACGGCGCCGCCGTTCGGACCGCCTTGAAGCGACTGTCTGCGCTCCAGTAGCCGCGCAACGTCTCCGCCGCTGATCTGCGTCGAGTCCGCATCCGCAAGGATGCTTTCAAGCCAGCCTTGCCGTGTGAATTGTCCCGGTTGTGTCAGCGCAACGTGCAGGAGCCCGAGATAGGCGGGGGAATTGTCCTTGGCCCTGCCCGCACCGCTTGCATACGACTGCGCCCGCGTCCGGTAGGCTTCGGTGAGTCGCGCATAGGATTGGCCAAGCAGCGGGTTTGATGTGAGTTCGCGAAACGCCGCCGGATCGAGCGAGGAAAGCGGACGCCCTGCGGCAAACGCCTGCCAGCCCATCCCCTCCACCTGATCGATATACTCTCTCTGTGCGGCGCGCATGGTAGTGCGCAATTCGCCGGCGGCTTGTGCATCAAGGCTTGGACGGATGCGCTCAAACAGCGCTTCGGCTTCGGTCGGACTGGAAACCGCCATTTGCTGAATGACGGACGTGTAGATGCCCGACTGAATGGCTCTCACCCGGGCCTGCGTCTGTTCAGGCGACCAGCCATTGCGGCGCGCCACGTTCTGAGCCTCGCCGATCGCTGTTGCGATGTTGGCGCGCACCGCCGCTTCATCGCCCCACGCGGCGACTGCGCCGCTTTGGGCCTCCAAGATGCGCGCTTCGCTCTGCTCGTTCTGATAGGTGTTGGACTCGCGAGCGAGATGGGTCGCCACGGAATTGAGCGTGTCAGTCGCATGCTGCGAGAGCGCTTGGCGAGCCAGAGCCGCGGCGCGTGGCGAGCGCGCCCGAGAGACGATCTCGTCAAGGTCTTGTTGGATCCCCGTTTCGATTTCCTGGCGCCGTTCGAGCGCTCCAGCGCCCCGCGCCGTGCTCAGGTATCCCGTCTCCGGGTTGTAGAGCCGGTCTCGGGTGCGCGCCCTGAATTCCGCGTCGAGTTCTCGGGCGTTCGCCTCGTTGAACTCATCGTCGACTTTCTGCGCTGTCTGGGCGACCGTTTCGAGCCCGTGCGCTACGCGCGCAGTCGCCCGCGCTTCGAGCGCGCCAAACGCATCTTCGTCAGCCTGCACGCGCAATCTCGCGCCTGCGGGCTGAAGCTGGGCTTGATCCTGTATGACGGGAACCGACGCCACGGGGCTACTCCAGAAAATCGTAACCGCTGCCGCCGGAGCCGCCGCCGCCCGCGCCGCCGCCAAAACCTCCGCCCCCTCCGCCTCCGCCGCCGGCCACGCTTGCGGACTTTGCTTCGCCCTTCGTCGCGCGCGCCCACCGCGCCACGCTGGCAAAGCTCGACGAATCGAGCGCGAAGAAGTCAGCCTTCGCCACTTCCGTATCCGCCTTCGCCTTTGTCGTGACGACCCTCGGAACAGGCTTGGAATTTGCATTGTAAATCGGGATAGAGCGCGTCAGCAGATCAAGCCGCGGCGTGCGCCCGATAATGCGCGGCGCAGGTTTGGGGGATCGAGCCATGCGCATAGAATACGCTTGCCCAGAGGCTCGGGGGGCTTGATCAGTGACGCAGTCACACAACCGGGATGTTGTAGCGTCTGACCGGCGCGATGGCCGCCCCTGTGCGCGGGTGATAGCCGGCCGGCGCCGCCGGCATCATCCAGCGGCTCGATATCGTCGATGCGCTGTCGAGCAGAGAGCCGAAGGCGGCGATGTTGCCGGCGTTCGCCGCGCTTGCGCCTTGGGTGCGCAAAAGCTGCGCCTGATTCTTGAGGCCGGCGCGATCGTAATCCAGCCTTCGGATGTCGGCCTCTTCGTTCTTGGTCAGAATCGAGCGATCGATGCGATAGGCCTGCTCAATGTCGCCGATCAGGTCGGCCGGCGAGCCGAAGCCGGGATCAATGCCCACCGCAGCGGTGCGCGCCACTGCTTCGCCGCGCTCTGCGCGAACGCGCGCGCCAAGTCTGCGCCGTTCGATCGCGGCGCCCTCTCGGATGGTGTCCTGGTCCTGCGCGATGAGCTTCGCGTTGATGTCGGCGACCTTGGCCTGATACTCGCCGGCCGCCTGCTGAGCCCGCCCCTGCTGCACCATGGAATAGGCGCCGAGCGCGGCTGCGCCTATTTGGGCAATGAGGAGTACCGCCGGGTTGCACATCAGGCGTTTCCTCTCGCCAGTTCGAACGGCAGAAACGGATGGCCCTGCACCTCAATCCCCTCGCCGAACGCAAAGCCCAGCCACTTGAGCCAGCGGATCGACAGGCGATTATGCGCATGCACGACATTGAAGAGGCGTTCGAAGCCCAAACTCACGTCCTCGACTTCCCCCTTCGACACCTTTAGAAAGGCCCGCGCATGTTCTTTGATGCTGTCGCGGCCCAGAAGCCAGATAGAAGCTTCATCGCTAAGAAAGCTGACCGGGGCGCAGCCATACAGGCATTGCACGACGCCGCCGACTTCCCATGCCTTTGCTCTCGAACTTACGTCGAGCGCGTTCTCCAGCGCCTCCCTTGGTTCATGTCCGCCTACCAGCTTGCATTCGAGCGCATCGATTGCGCGCATGTGCGGCGCGAGCGCGTCGATGTCATCGGTGCGGGCCTCGCGGAACAGCATCATTGCGTCACCGCCGGTTCGCCGTAAAGGCCCAAGAGCTCGAAGGGATACGGCGCCGATTGGCGGATGATCGTCACGCCGTCGAAATCCCAGCCGCCGTCCGGTTTCAATGGTATGGTGTCGCCGGAAACGGGCGTGGTTCCGTCCCAGTTTTCGACATCGTCGTTCACAAGAGTCGCCAGAAGGGTCGTGTCGGTGGGATTGCCGTACTGGATCCCGATGGTGGCGCGAAGCTTGAGCACGACGCTTGTGATCTTCTTGCGCCGGCCCTGCGCTGCGCCTCTGTCGGTGCCCTGCCACACTGGCAGCGGAACGATGTCCGTATCATAGGGCAAGCCGACGCACACTTCCGCCGCATCGAACGGCAGCGTCACGCGCCCATCCGATACCGTCAGGTCCTCCAGCGCCGAACCGTCGGCAATGGCGTTGACGGTCTGCCCCTCGAGATGCCAGAGCCCCGTAATCGTGTCCGTCGCCGTATCGTCATAGACGATGTGACTGTCGAGAAAGCGCGCCTCCGAGAGATTCGTGACCACGTCGCTGCTATTGAACGTAGGCCGCCAGCGCGGGACGATCAATTCAATATAGCGCTTCGTCGCCCCGTTGATGGTGCGCTTGACGAGGAGATAGACTTCATCCTCAGTCGGGCCTTCGATGCTGGCGCAGGATTCGACGACGCCAAAGCCTGTTGCGCTCGCGCCTGAGCCAAACGTCCCGCCGATGTAGCAATCCGTCCAGGCGAAAACATTCTGGTCTTCGAGGAACGTGAGGCAGAGCAGGACGCCGTCATCTCTCACGCACCAGACGATCGAATGCGGATCCTGCTGATAGCACCAGTCGACGATCGAATGGCCTTCGAAGAAATGCGGGGCGAGAAGCGTGAGGTCGTTCGAGCGAAACCCGTCCTTCTCGAAGGAATAGCCGAAGGCGCGGATGACGGCGCCCTGGCGCTGTGCGAAGAGCACAATATCGCCAACCACGATTGGGCGAAGGGCGGCAGAGCCGCGCGCGCTGTGGCGAACCGGGACGATCGACGAGGGCGTAATGAACTCAGTGACGCCGCCGCCCTTGACCGTGTATTCTGCGTCCCGCGTCAGGACGGCCAGTTGCTTTAACGACGCCAGCCCGACAACCGCATTGACGCCCGGCGTCAGGCGGAAAGACACGGCGTCGTCGGCCTTTGCCGGACTGGAGACGTTCAGGTTGTCGTAAATGTTGGAGACAGACGACCATACTGCGGCGGGATTATTGTAGGTCTGGGCAAACCAGAGGCGGCCTTCATGGAACTCGCACACGCTGGGGAACGAAGACGCCGCCGAGAACGGATTGCGCGAGCCTGGCGGCGTATTGCCCAGATCGGGAACGATGTTGTTGTCGATGAAGTTCGAGCCTTCGGTGCCGCCGATGAAGCCGAAGACGCCGGCCTCGTTCTTGTAGACGATGTACCGCTCCGCGCCCGCGGCCGTCGTCCATGATACGGTGTTCTTGGTTCCGGAAATGGTGAGGTCGTTGGTTGCGCTCGCCGCAGTCGTCGGCAGGCTTTCTTCGCCGGTGTCCTCGTCAATCGCCGTGATCTTGTAAGAATAGGTCGTGAGGCTCGTCACGTCCGTCGTCGTCGTGGCCGAAACAGTCGGGGACGTAGGCGACGCCTGGACCGGTCCGAACGTCACGCTTGTGAAGGTCCAGGCCGAATGCGCCGTCCGCGTGAGCTTGCGCACCGCATAGCCTAGGTGCGTCAGATACATCGTATCGGCGCGTTGGGCGTAGCCCAGCGTGAAGATGTCGGCCTGATCGTATGGCGAAGTCTGTTGGTAGAGGCGGGAGAAGGTCCCGCCGGATGTGAAGGCCGTGTAGTCGGTGGTGTCGACCGCATCGCCCCACATGTCCACGAGCGTGAACGTGTTGGTCGCGACATTGGCGAGGGTGAATACGCGGCCGTCCTCGAGCTCCACCATGCCGCCGACTGAATCCGGGAAGACCTTGTCGCCGTTCGACCAGCCGTGCCCGGTGATTTCGACGACGCCGGGGCTGTCTTGCGTTATGGAGACGATGTTCTTGGCGGTTTCGAGGATTTGACCCCTTGCGGTTCCGGAGAGATGCGCCGCGATCGGGCGCATGACCTCATCCCCGAATTCGAGGATGTAGGCTTGCTCGGCGTTGAATTGGAAGGGCAGTATCCTGGTTGTGTCGGCGCTGTCGCGCGCCTCGCCGATGAATTGAGTTCCCGGGCGATTGATGATCGCGCCGCTCTTCTTGATGAGGGCGTTCTTCGCGGTCTTCAGGCATTCGCCGTAGCGATCGAGGTTCGTCCTCGCGAAAAGCTCTGGCGAGATGACGCCGCCGGCGAAAGAGTTCTGGGCAAGGCGCAGACCCATGTCAGCCCCTCGCCAGCATCCAGTCGGGTTGGCCCTGCTCGGCCGTCAACTGGACGATCTCTTCCGCCTCGTTCATGGAGATGGCGCGCCGGACGGCTGCGGCGTAACCTTCAATCGTGGTTCGCAGGTAGGCGTCGCTTTTTTCGAGCGGCTGGACCAGAAGGTGCGCCAGATACCACGAGAGCGCCGCGACGAAATGCGGCCCGAACTTGGACGCGTCCGTCTCCTGCTTGATGTAGAAGATGCGCGCGCCGGACTCGTCGGTATAGATATTGTCGCCGATGCCGATATGCTTGATCGGACTTTGCGGCTCGAACCATCCCCTCTCCGGGAGGAGATAGACAAGCCTCAGGCAGTCGCTTGGGCGCTCATAGGAATACTGCCAGTCGTCTTCGAGATCGTTCGTGACGTTCTCGTTGAGCGCCGCGACGTTACGGGCATGACGCCAGATCGCCTCGGCCGTCACCACATCGCGCGCGTGCTCATAGAATTCGTTGCACCAGCGCGCCTCGGCGGTCTGGTCCGTTATCGTCGTGATGCGCCTCTGTCCCGCAAGCCGGGCTCCAAGGGCGAGGTTGCAGATTTGCGTGACGGAGGCCATGCCCGCCTCCGTTCATCAAGTCGCCGCACGACGGCGGCGCGGCGCCGGGTGCATGGGCGAGCTGTCGGCCGGAGCAGGCAGCATGCCTTGCTCGCGCTCTGGAAGGACCGAAAGCGTCTGGTTGACGGTCTTCGGCGCCGACATGCCAGAAGACGCCATCTGGTTCATGATCGCCTCGGGAAACGGACGGGTGGGCAATCGCCGATCGCCCACGCCGCCCGGCCCGCGTTCGCCTCGAGCCAGCAACGCTTCCGTGCGCTCGTCGATCATCGCTTGCGCGTCGGGGTCCGCCGCCTCGACATGCCAGCCGATGATCGATTTAACATTCGCAGGCAGATCGAACTCCTGTCCCGCCTTGACAAGACCGAGCGCCGACGCCTGCAAATCCTTGAGGGCACGAAAGCGCGCCATGAGGGCTCCTATCAGTTGAACACAGAGGCGTCCTGATCGAACGCCGTGAAGCGGCCCGGCTCATCGGCGAGCACAGCGATCACGGAACCCGCCGTGATGATGTGCGTGGCGCCGGTGAAGTGGAGGCGCGAATAGCGGCCGTAGTCCGCCTTTGGGAAGGGCACGGAATATTCCTGCCCTGCCGCCCAGCCGACCGATGCAACCGCTGCGGCCACCGGCGTAAACGCCACGGACGAGCCGGTGAAGGCCGTATCGTTGGCAGTTACGAACGTCACCGCCATCGTGCCCACGTTCGTCGAAACGAGCGCATCGACGACGCGGATGTTGAGCCAGAGATTGGCCCGGTCCAGGTGATGAACCGAGTTGCCCGAGGCGAGCGGCCCGTGATCCTTGTAGTTGGTCGACGCAAACGTGTGCGCCGCCGCCGACGTGGAGATCACCTGCGCGTGGCTGCCCGAAGCGCTCTGGAACGTGTAGAGGTCCTTGAGATCGTACATCATTGCTGTTCGCCCCCTTACGACACGGTGGCTTCGGAAGAGAGGATCGAATCGGAGCGCCGCACCGGAATTCCGTCGAGCATCATCGCCATTTTACCGGCGTAGTTCTCGAAGGTGATCCCGCCGCCGTTGCTCACGGTTTGGATAATCCCCTTGCGCAGGGCCGTGCGCGTCTTGCCGTTCATGTAGAAGACCGGCGTCACCCCGCCCCGGCTGGGGAGAAGTTCCGTGGCTTCGACCATGAGCGAGACGAGCGTGGCCTGATTTGCCGTCGACGTGAGCGTGCCGGTCTTGATGTTGGCGATGCGAACGCCGTAGCGCCAATCCTTGACCGCAAGGCCCGCCTTCCACTCGTAACGGTCCATGTAGGCGCGGAAGCGCTTGTTGTTCACATCGAACGCGTCGCCGAGCCCGAGGTCCTCGTGCTGGAGGCCGGCCTGCGATCCGCGGGGATAAATCCCGCAGACCGTCTCTTCGCTCCAGCCGACGAGCCAGACAGACGTGTTGTCCGAGTCCGTGCCGCCCGCATCGATGATGTTGTCCTTCGAGTTCGCGGTCGTGTCGTCCTTGTAGTAAGCTGCAAGACCGGGAAACTTCGGGACATCCGTCGACGGATTGGCGGTCGGATCGCCGTACCAGAGCGTCGTGCAGAACTCGTTGGCCATGCCCATGATGTGAGCCTGGGCCTCAGAGAACCGCGCGCCGTTCACGTCGCCGCCGAGTTCGGCGAGGTCCTTGTCGATTTCGCTGCGGTCTTCGAGCATCCCGCAGGGAAACGTGATAGGCGTGGTCGTCGACTTGGTCGCCGAAACGCCTTGGTTGAAGAGCCGCCAGGTCGGCGTCGGCAAGCCGATGCGCAAAACGGCCTGGTGACCGGTGAGAAGATTGCCTTCGCGGAAGGGGATGTCCTCGTAGACTTCGTCCTGCCGCTTCAGGATTTCGATGATGGTGGCGATCCGCTTGTTGGACACGTCGTAACGAGTCTTCAGGTCTGCAAGCGTGAGAGCGCCCGATAGCTCTGCCATGAGGCTTAGTCTCCGTACATGATGTCAGCGGCGCGCGTCGGCGCTTTCGGCTGCGAGGAGCCGCGCGCATCGACGAACGCGTCTTCGGAAAGCTTCGAGCGAACGCGGTGCAGGAAGCGGATGAATTCGGGACTGTTCTCCCAACCCCATTCCTTCACCTGAGAACGAAACTCAGGCGTTGCGAATGTGCGGAGCACTTCCTTGGCGCCGCCGAGCTTCTGGGCGAGGACGGTCTTGTCCCCGTTTCCAAGTTCGGCGTCGGCCAGGGCCGCGCTCTTCCATTCGGTCTGGAGTTGGGCGAACCCGTTGCGCGTCTGTTCGACAACGCCGTTCACCGCCTGCTGCATTCGATCCGCGACGATCGAAACCAGCTCTTGCGCGTCTTCCTGAGAGACGTTTAGCCTGCGAAGAACGGGGGTGGCTTTCGCCACCATATCCTCGTCGAGCTGCATGCCTTCAGGAAGCGTGAAAGGCTGATACGCTTCCGACTCGCCGTCCTTCTTGGCGTCGCCAGGGGCGCCCGCCTTTTTGTCCGGAGACTTGTCGTCTTCGTCTTCGCCAAGAAGCGACTTGCCTTTGTCCGCCGTCGCGGATTCGGACTTGTTCGCTTCCTCCTCGCCCTTCGCCTCGGGCTTGGATTCTGTAGGCGCCGCATCGGGCGCTTTGTCTTGTGCGGACGTATCGGCGCCGTTCGGCGCGGCCTTGTCGGCCGGCGCGTCGTCGCTCAGAAGCGGTGCGTCGTTTGTTTCAACGGGAGCTGCTTCGCCGTCCGCCATGAATTCCCCTGTCTGCGCGAATGCGCATCAGGGGTATTTTCACACGGGGATTTCGCGCGCGGGGTTTAGCTACCAGCGGAGATCGTAGATCAAGAATCTGGGCTCGAATGGCCTCAGCGCCAGATAGCGTCCAGTTGGAATAGCGTTTTCCGGAACAAGCACCCAAGGCCCCTGCTCCGAAGGCCCTTCGTAGAGATCGGCGCCCGAATCCACTTCGCGCATGAAATCCTGCGCCGGCTCACTAGGATCAGGCGAACCTTTGGTCATGGACAGGATCAATTCTGAGCGTGTCGGCTGTCTCGTCACAGTTCCAACCTCCGAAACGCCGCCATAGCCTGCCCCACCACCTGGTGCATGTCCATGTACTGGTAGGTTGCGAGTCGGCCTATAAAGATGACATTCTCTTGCTGGTCGGCGAGGTCGCGGTAGCGCTCATAGAGTTCTCTATTGGCCGGCGCCGGGATTGGATAGTATGGCTCGCCCTCCCCGCTCGGGAACTCTGTCGTGATCGTGGTGTAATCGCACTCTTGGCCCGTGATGTGGCGCCATTCGATTGTCCTTGTGAACGGCTGCCAGGATGCGGGATAGTTGATCTGGGCGCAGGGCTGGCGCAATCCGCCCGGGTAGGTTTGATGGTGGAAGGTGAGGGAGCGGTAGGGGAGCGGGCCGAACTGATGCGAAAAATATTCATCGATTGGGCCAGTCCAAGCCATGCGCGGGTAGCGCTCTTTGGCGTGCGGCCCATTCTGCCAGCGGTAGAGGAACTTGCCGCGGTCGTCGCGTAGGCGAACCTCAATGCCCGGATGATCCAGCATCCGCTCAAACATCTTCGTATAGCCATCCTTTGGGACGGCTTGGTATTTGTCGCGGAAGACTCGGTCGTCTGTGTCGTCGGGGCGGAACGGGATGCGCGCCGTCACGCTGGGGTCGAGTTCAGTTGCCGCCCTCCCCCAATGCTTTTCGGTGTAGTCCCTGAAGAAGATTTCGTAAAGCGTAGCGCCCACGGTGTTGATGGCTTGCTCTTCGGCGTTGCGCGGGTTCGGGAACTGGCCGGTCTCGCCCCAAGCGTACTCAATCATGCACATCGTATCGCGGTTGATCGGGAATGGCAGAAGGTGGCCGTTCACGCTCGCCTTCACCCGGTGCTCGTATGGCGTCCACTCGGTGAATCGGGAGAGGAAATCGAAAACCACGTCGGAGTTGGTATGGAAAGCATGGACCCCGTATTTCTGGACGAGAACGCCGTATTCGTTCACATAGTCATAGGCGTTGCCGCCGATGTGGTCGCGCTTGTCGATGATAAGCACACGTTGGCCAGCCTCTGCCAAAAGGCGAGCCATGGTGCTTCCGGCAAATCCGGCGCCGACGATGAGCCAGTCATAGGACACTCAGTAGCGCGGCGTCTTGCGCGGCGGCTTCGCCGGCGGGCGGGCGACCTTCTTAGGCGGGGATGGTTTCTTGGGCATTGGCTCTCTCCTGGTTTAGGGCGGTGAAGACTTTGCGGGTTTCGGCGAAGAACGTCGTGCGCTCTTTTGCGATGTGACCGAACCCGATATAATCCAGGTTCGGCTCGGCGATCTGGAGGCGCTCGACAACCAATTCGGCGGTGGAGCGCAGCGCTGGGTCGTCTCGCCACGGGCGAGGGCTGGGATCGTCGCGCCAACCGTAAACCTCTTCGCACGCGCCGAAACAAAGTCCCGTGACGACGTCGCACCCCATGCTCGCCGCCTCTCTCGGCAGTCTGTCCTTCCCCGGAAACGTTCCAAGATCGACATAGACGCGGGCCTGCGCGAAGAGCTTGGCGATCTCAGCACGAGGGACTCCGCCGCCGATCGCGGCTATCTTGATCCCAGGGTCAAGGCGTTCGATCTCCTGCGCAATGGCCGGCAAGTCGGCAATGACCTTGTCCGGCCGGGCGTTGAAGGCCACGAGCTTTGGCCGCTCTTCCATCGGCATAGGCTGAGCGTATTCGGTCAGGTCGACCGTGTAGTCCGAGAGCATGCCGAGCGAGTTGAATTGAAGCGCCTCGATGAAGCGCTCGGCATATCGAGACTGGCAGGCGTGAAAGACGTTCGGCTTTCGAAGGTGGTTCAGGTTGACTTGGCTTAGCGCCCCGAAGGAATTGTCGACGCTGAGCCACCAGACGAGAACCTTGGCCTTGCGCCAGGCTTGAACCAGAGGCGCCGCAGTCTCGGGGATGACGACCACGTCGCCCTCTTGATCCGGGATCGAGTGGGCGAGGTTGGCCTTGTAGCGATCGTATTCCGGGGCGAACGGCGCATAGGCGGGGAACTCGCGCACCCCGTTTTTGAGATCGTCCCACTTGAAATAGACGAGCCTTGCATCGAACCCCTGCTCTATCAGAGCGTCGGAGAGTTGATGCGTCGCCTCGGGGCCGCCGGTGACGATGCCGTGGAGGGCCAGAATAAAGATGGTCATGCCGTCGGCGCACTCGGCGCGGCCTCGTCTTGCCTCATTTCTTCGGCGACAACCGACAGATGCCCTAAACATTCCGCTATGTACGGAGGGTCGGCAAAAGTGTCTTGGTTCTCTGGCAGAGCCGCGTTTTCCCTGAGGGATTTCGCGGTTCGCTCGGCTGCTTCGGCGATAATGTCGAGCACTTCATCGCGCGTCATGATTCAGACTCCTCAGTCTCTTCAACCGCATCTTCCTTCGGCTCTTCCCGCCGCCCCGGCCCATCATGCTCTCTCAGCATCAAAAGCCAGTTATCGTGATGAACCCGTTTGCAGCGCTCTTCAAGAGTCAGGGAGGCGGCGTGCTTGCCCAATGCGCGGAAAGTCATGTGCGTGTCGGATGCGCCGCCCTGCGTCTGCATCGTGAGCGGATCGCGTGAGCCGCATTCAACATAGGCCCACCACAGAAAATCGCGGCCAAGCGGACTGGCGAGGGTCTGGGCAAGCCAAGTGTTGATGTTCTCCTCGCGGATGCGGATCGCGTTCTGCGCGTCGCGCTCGCGCCTGCTCATGCGGGATCCTTCTCAGGCTGCGCAAACAGCCCGCACTTGCGGGCGAGATGCGCGCAGATGGCGTCCACCCGTTCGGCCCATATGACGTAATGGGGTTGGGCGCCGGGTTGCTGCGAGGCTTGACGGTAGGACGCGGCGATCTCAGCGAGCATGGCGACGTCTGCGCTCATCTCGTGAGGCTGCGGCAAGCGATACGGATAGGCGCCGTAATGGTCGATCTGGAGCGAGAGCCTGGCGTCGAGCCATATCTTGAAGCCGCAGGTCCGGGACCGGGAGCAGAACGTGTAGTCGCTTGTCCTTGGGATCGGTCCCTCGCCGGTGGCGGCGATGTCGGAGTAGAAGGCTGGGAGGCGGCCGTATTCCTTCGCCCAATCCGGGATGCATTGATGTTCGATGACGTCGAACACGTTCATGCGGATGAGCAGCGCCCCGATGGGCAGGCCCGCGACTTCGCTGAGTTCCGGGCGGGTATAGAGGGAAAGCCAATCGATCGGCGTCCCGTCGAGCTCAACGCCCATGACCTCGATGCGATCCGGCTTCTTGAAGCAGTACGTGGCGCCGACGATGTCGACGTTGTGGTCGACGAGGCGGGCGATCGCGTCCTCTGGATCGCGGATCCCTTCGTCAGTTTCGTAAAAGAAGATGGCGTCGACCGGCGGATCGCCCGCGTCGACCAGCTTCTTGTTTACGTCGCGCGCGGCCTTCAGGATGTTGTTCTGGTTGTGCGAGAGATGCGAGCCGGAGCATCTCGCCGGGATGAGCCGGACGCCGTGTCCATGCATTGCCGCCTGCATTCGGAACATGGTCTCGTTGAACTCGTCATTGACCATGCCGCCAGAAGGCGTGCCGATGATGACGGTTGCGCGCGGGAGGCGCTTGACGATCGCCGGCGCGCTCAGATCGAGAGCGTCGGCCGGGGTTGGGAGTGTTTCAGTGTCAGCCATGAGTACAATCTATGGGCTGATTTGCGCGCGCGGGCTAGCGTTTCGCCGGCGGTTTTGCGGCGGGCGCAGCGGCCGGCGGCTGTTCGGACGATCCGCCTTGCGGCGGAGGCGCAACGCCCATGTTGGCGAGGATCGTCTCGAGCGCCGTGTTGCCGCCGCCCACGTTCGTTTCTCCGAGATTCTTGAGCGCCGCGCTCGCTTCCTTGAGCGGAGCTGCAGCCGCAGCCGCCTGCGCGGCCATTTCCTGTTGCTGGCGGACCTTGCGCATCTCGACGACGGCGTCATCGGAGCGGACGATCGTCGGAGGCGCGCCCGAAGCATCGGCGTATTCGTCAATGGCCTGGTCGGCGTCGAACTTGTCCGCAGCCGACGTGAACCCGGAGCCGACGAGCCCGGCGACGAACTGAGCCACGCGCTGAATCCCGCCCGTCGCTGCGGCCTTCTGAGCCTGAGCCAAAAGCGAGATGTAATTGACCTGGATGTCCATGCCCTGCAATTCAGGCGGAGGCGGCGGAAGCGCGCCGGTGTTTGAGAGCCCCATCCAGTAATCGATGCTCGCATCGATGAGACGCGCGACCGTTCTGTCGATCAGCGGCCCGTGCATTTCGTTCTGCGAACGCTCGACCACAGGACCGAGTTCGGCCAGCTTCTCTTCCTTGCGCTCGACCAGCTCCAGCTCGTTGCGCGGCTGGACGCCCTCCATCTGCGATATCGCGCGGAAGAGGTCGGCGTAGAAGGCTTCTCTCACCCGTTCCTGCGTCGCGTTGATGTCTTCGAGAAGCGCAGCCACATCCGGCTTCACTTCATAAACCGGCTTGATGCCGCCCGAGGCGAGATCGGAAACGACGTTCTTGGCGCCCGGCAGCGTCGAAATCCAGCGGTCCATGCCGTTGGATTGATGCTGGGTCGGGGGGTTGACGAGCTTCTCGATCGCCTCGCCCTTGCGCTTCTGCTGGATCTGCAATTGCCGAATGTCGGCGAGCGCATCCATGCCGGGAGATGAGCCGTAGATGTCGTTTCCGACCACGTCCCAGCGCGGGGCGATGATCGGGTTGTGTCGATATCCGCTCTTCCTCAGGAACTTTTTGCGGTCGTCGCAGGATTGCTCCCAATAGATGGAGCGAAACTTCATGTTGCGATTGTCGACCTTGCCGCCCATGCGTTCGGTGTTCGGCTCGATCGCATGCATGACGTTTACCCACTGGTCGTAGTTCGATCGATCCCAAGCGGTTTTGACCTGGATCGACGCTTTCGACCAGTCGGGCTCGGCGAACCGGTCATTCGGGTCCGCCAGAAAGTCGCCGACGAGCTGCATCACCGTCATCTGCATTTCGCGATAGAGCGTGTCGACGACGCGGCGATTGTTGAGGGCGAGGGCGTATTCCCCGATCGTGAGCGTGTTGAGGCGAATCACGTCATCGAAGTCGTCGTCGACGATCGCGCAGCCCGTACCGAACACGCCCATTTCCCGGTAGATCGTGGGCAGGCCCTGATAGACGTTCGATGCGTGGAAGACTTGCCTCACCCGGCGCTCGAGGAATGAGAGCCAGACCTTCACCGGGCCGAATTCGTTCAAGTCGAGGTCGTGGGTTTCGAGCTTGAACCACGGCCGCGCCGGCGATGACATGCCGCTCATCATGCCGTTGGCGAGCGTCCGGCTTGCGACGGTCCCGGTCGAGTCTACAATGTTCTGGTTGCGCTTGTCGCCCTTGTTCGTCTTGGTGATGAAGAAGCGGGAGCGCCTGGGCAAGATGTAATCGGAGAGGTCGCGCCAATGCTGCTCCCAGGACGAGCGCTCGAGCTTCATCGCGCCCCAGCGACGGTTGAGGCGGTCGCGCAGGTCAAGCGGCTGAGAATTGCCGCCGTCGATGGTGGCGAGGGCTGCGAGGCTCAAACGCGACTCACCCAGCTTCTATTGCCGCCGAAGCCGAAGCGCGGGCGGGTGGCGACATAGGCCGGTATGGGCAACGGCGGCGGAGGAGGGGGCGGAGAAACCGGCGCTGGCGCGGCGGGCGCGGAGACAGGCCCGGCCTGGTTCATGACCACCTGACCCGTCGTGCTCGCCGGACCTGTTATCCCTCTGGCGCTCGTTGCAATGCCTGCGATCAGGCGCTCTCTTCCGCTTGTGGAAAGAGACGAGAACGGGACGGGTTCGCGGTAGGGCTGGCGTCCGGGCGGGGTTTCGGGTTCAGGAAATTCCGGTGTCTTGGGTTTCAGCGCATTTTGCGGAGCATCGTCGCCGAGAAGCCACCCGGTCGGCGAAAGCGAGACGCCGAGAATGTCCTTTGACGTCGGGAGGCACATGCCCGCATTATGCGGGCGTGTTCACCCTTGCGGCGTTCACCACCTCTCTCACGCAATCGCGCAAGGGCCTGTGCCGATAGCCAAACGTCTCCGCGAACTTTGTTGAATCAAGGCAGGCGTTCTTGGGGCGCTTGAAGGATTCGCCTGTTTCGTCGGATGAGATCGGCTCAATCGGCGTATCAAGGCCAGCCTCTTCCAGGATCATGCGCGTCCAGTCGGCGAAACTCAGGCATTCGGGGCCGGCGAAATGATAGATGCCGGTGTATTCGTTCCTGTCCTTGATTAGCTTCTCGGTTGCGATGAGAATGGCGCGGGCGAGTTCTCTAGCGTCCGTTGGCGTCGTGATCCGATCAGACACGACGCGGTGACTTTCGCCACGCTCGGCCTGACGCAGGCGAGCGTGAAGGAACGTCTCTTTGCAGGGCGAGAAGAGCGCCGTGGTGCGGATGACCATCCATCCTGTCCAGTGTTGGCTTGCAAGGCGCTCACCCAGCCTTTTGGTGTAGCCATACCAGTTGACAGGTGTCTCGTCGTCGTCTCGCTCAGTCCACGGGCCAGGCACATCACCGCCGATGCCCCCGAACACGCAGTCTGTCGATATATGCACGAGCGGAATGTTACGCGACGCGCAAGCCCTCGCAAGCCTCCCGGGAGCGTAGCCATTGATATCTAATCCCTCGCCTTGCCGAACCTGCGTTTCAGCGAGCGATAGCGCGGCGCAGTTGATGACGGCCGCGGGTTTCACCTCGTCCAGGCGCTGCGCGACTTGCTTTGGATTAGTGATGTCGAGCGAAGCGCGGTCGAAGAAATGCAGGTCGTGCGTCCATGCCTCGAACGCCGACCAGTCGCAGCCGACTTGATTGATGCACTGAGCGAGTTCGCCCGGCCAGCCGGTGACGAGGATGGGGTTCACAATATCGGGTCCATTACGCCGCCCTCTCTATTCTCGCGCCGAAGGCGCCCACTCATGCCAGTTTGAAGTCTCGGCGGCAGCGCCGACAGCGGTTCACCCTGGCCCTATTGTTCAGGGCGTCGAACGTTATGCCCTCTTCAAGATCGTGGAATGTCAGGCAGCACAGGAGCCAGCCAATCAACTTCACGCCGCCCTCTCAACCTTCGCGCCAAACGCGCCCACGCGCCTGTACCAATCCAATGTGATGGTGTTCGCGCTGCGGGTCAAACCGTCATGGCGGATGGCGGATGAGATTTCGTCAACCCCGTTGCGGATCGTGCGCATTGGGCGCCAGCCGAGGGAGCGTATCTTCGCGAAGTCCACCGAGTAGGAGCGATGGTCGACGACGCCCTGGCGCTCAATCTCGCGGGCGCCTGTGGCCCGCTGGATCTTGCCGGCAAGCTCTGCAATGGTCAGATTGCGCATGCCGACGTTGAAGATGTGGCCGGAGACGTTGCGGGCCGTGAGCATGGCGATCTGAGCCGCCGCCGTGTCACGCACATGCACAAAAGGCCGGGACTGAGAGCCGTCGCCGCCGATGTGGATTTTGCCCTCGACAACCGCGTCATGGGCCATGGTGTTGACGCTGAGGTCGAAACGCATGCGGGGCGACAGGCCGAAGACCGTAGCCTGCCTGAGGACCACAACCTCAAAGCCCCCAAACCCGCAAGCGAGCGCGCCCTGCTCTGCCAACGCATTCGCCTTGGCGTAGGCCGTGAGAGGATTGATCGGGCTCGTCTCGTCCACCATTTCGGGGTTAAAGCCATACACTGCGCATGAGCTGGGCAGGATGTAGCGGCCAACCCCTGCCCGCTTCGCCAGCCCGCAATTCCGAACCCGGGCTTCATGGTTGATCTCGTAAGTCTCTGATGCAAAGGCCTCGCCAGCCGGGTCGTTCGAGATCGCGGCCAAGTCAATGACTGCATCGATCTGCCTGAAATGCGACCTCGTGAGATTCCGCACGTCGTCGGTGATGCAGAACAGCCCCTCATGAGACTTGAGCTTATCCCTGCCGAACCAGAACCGATCTATTGCCCTGACTTCATGTCCGTCTGCAAGAAGCATCGGGACGAGGACTGAGCCGATGTAACCGCCGGCGCCGGTGACGAGGATTCTCATACACCGGATTTTGCCTTCGTTTACAGCAGTGGGGCGTTCCGGTCCCTCTCGCTCATGATGGCGTCGGCCTGGGATACGGGCCATTCAATTCGGAGCTTTGGGTCGAACGGGTTGAAGCCCATCTGTGCGTTGGGCGCATACCGCTGATTTACCTTGTACAGGACACGGGTGTTGTCCTCACAGGTGCAGAACCCATGGGCCCACCCCTTAGGCACGAAGAGCGAGCCCGATGCGGGGATGAGACGGAAGGTGCGCACTTGGCGCGTTTGAATCTGGACGCAGACGTCCAGAATGTCCCCATCCAGAACACGGACGACCTTCACTTGCATCGGCTCCTGCCAATGCAAGCCGCGGATTGTCCCCGCCTTTCGGCTCAGACTCTCGTTCTCCTCGGCGACGTGGAAATTGGCAACGAGCGTCGTCGGACGCTCATAGGTTCGAGCAAAATAGCCGCGCTCATCCTGGGAAAGGTGCGGGGTCGGAATGATGACCGGCTCAGGTACGATCACATTCGACACTACGAAGAGAGATTCGCTCATACCCGCCGCCTCGACGTTCTGATAAGGTCCTCGCGGCTGGATTGGAAGAGCCGCTTCTTGCCCCGCGCGCAGGCTCGGGTCACAGCGTCAACGCTCGTGAGCCAAGCTTCCATGCCGGCTTCGGTCAGGGTTTGCGGCGCGCCGCCGGATTGCTGCAGGCCGTCTTCGTCGATGTCAGGAACGCTCATGTTCGCCCCATGGCTGCGTCTGAATAGGGGTTGTACTCAGATTCCTTGCGCGCCTGTTCCTGGCGCACAATCTCGGTCTGTTCGCTCTTCAATGCAACAGGTTCGGCGAAGGTGAGCGCGAGCGCGTCAGCCACGTCTGTTGATGCAAGGCCTCGATCCATCATATCTTCCTTGCTTTCAAGGATGATTTTGTCATCCGCCCCACGGTAACCGTATTCAATTCCCGTGAGGTCGGTTTCAAGTTCATGGTCATCCGGAATCGAGCCTCTCGGCAGCCAGTCCTTCATCATCAGCCAGCATTCCGCCCGCTTGTTATAGGCGCGCGCAATCTTGGTATCTTTGCGCCCCACCCTGCCGGACGGAATGACCTCGAACACTGGGCGCTGGAGCTTCGCAAGTCGGTCAATCACGCCGGCGCCAACCGAAGCGGCGCCTTCTATGAAAATCGCATCCACGCCTTCGCGGTCGCTCAATTCAGCAACCTCAGCGGCGAGGGTCATTGTGTCGATACCTCTGTATTTCTTCCAAGGAATCGTACACGCATCGCGCCCCCGGCGGAAGGCTATGACCGTCTGGCATGCGCCATACCGCGCCACATCCACGCCCATGATGAGGGGTTCCCAGAGGAAGCATTGCGGCTCGCGCGCCATGGCATTCTCGACGGTCTCGCCATCAATGAATTGCATGTCGCCGGCGCGCGGCGCCTCGCCTTTAACTCTGACGCGAAAGAAGTCGCTGTCCTCCCCGTAATCTTCCTCCCACTGCTTGATCTTCTCTTTGTTCGTGAACGAGACCGTGCGGGCATCTATGGTGCGCGTGATCCAGCGGTGACGAAGACGGCCGAAGCACTCGTGGAACTTCCCGTTGTTGCGCGTCCGATTGCCCCGCGCGAACCAGAAGATTTCCGTATTCGCGTCGGTCAAAGCGCCTTCGGCCGTCTCCCATATGATCGGCGGTATCTGCGACGCTTCATCCATCACGAGGACGATGCGCTTGCCTTGGTTGTGAAGGCCGGCGAAGGCTTCCGGGTTCTTCTCGTTCCAGGGGATGAAGTCGGCGCGCCAACTCTTCTCGTTGCGCGGGTCATTGGCATAGATGGCGGTCGCGGTGATCGTGAACAGCGGCGCCGTAATCGACATCCGAAACCATTTGCCTACCTCTGGGGCCGTCTTGGTTCTGAGCTGCGTGTCCGTGCCCGCCGTGATGACGCAGCGCGTGTCCTCGTGCGTGGACATCGCCCAGTTCAACACCATGCCTATGTCCGCTGACTTCCCTATCCCGTGACCCGAGCCTATAGCCTCAAGGACAGGCATATGTGGATTGGCCTTTAGGCGCGCACCGATCTCTTTCAGGTGGTCGACTTGCCAAGGCTCAGGCCCCGAGAACCGCTCAAGGGGAGAGCCCTTCTCACCCCAGGGGAACGCCACCATGATGAACCCGAGCGGATCGTGGTGATAGTCCGCCAGTTCGATCAGGGGCGCTAGGCGATCAGTGGACGTTTTCCGCTTCATTGGCGCGCGTGCGTCTCTGGCGGATCAGTTCGGCCAAGCCTTCCTTCAGCGCTTCGTCGCCTTCGGATGAGAACAGTTGCAGGCGCCGCCCCAGAAGCTCAAGCGCGCCCTGTTTGCTGGCCAGCTTGAACTTGGTGCGGACGATGGGGGCCTCTTTGCCGCCGCCTACAGATTCGACGGTGACCTCTTGGATTGCCGCAGCCTGGTCTCGATCGATCGCCGAAAGATCAACGCGAGCCTCGCCGCCTTCAATGCTCACGTAGTCGAGCATGTTGGAGAAGCCCATCAGAGCAAGCTCACGAACGATGCGGTCAGCGGTCACTTCGTACCGATCGAAGAGCTTCTCCTGCTTCGCCGCGATGGCCGCTGCAATACTAACATTTGCTAACAGGCGCGCGCCTTGTTCATTTGCGGTCTTCGCTGAGTAGCCGGCCCGAATGGCAGCCTGCGTCGCGTTCAGGTCGATGAGGTATTCCTGAACGAACCGCTCCTGCTTTGGGGTAAGACCGCCTTTCGCCATGGGTTTAGGATAGCCTCACGCGACCTTTAGCGGGGTTGCCTTGTACCAGCGTTCGAGGACGATCTTGCGCTTGTCTTCCGGCAGGCCTTCGAGGGCGCGGATCACGGATTCAGGCGGGCATTGCTTGGGTTGCTCTATCGCCCTCTCATGCGTTTTGCGGGCCTGGCGGATGGTCTGGAGGGCTTGGGCGGCTGCTCTGTCTGCTTCGAGTTCGGCGAGGCAGATATTGACGAATGCGCCGGGCTCGACGCGCATGTAGGCGTCCGTGCCTTCGATAATGCTGTCCATCATCGTGTCGAAGTCTTCGTCATCGGCGACAATGCGCTGGATGAATTGCAGGTCTTCGGTCACCGTGCCGCGATCGATATCGAATATCTGCGCCAGCATCCATATGGGATAGTTCTTGCCCTGGAGATAGTAGAGGATGGTCCTGCGGACAGAAAGCGCATCATCGCCGCTCCTGGGCTTGAGGGCGCGGCGTTCGCCGACCTTGAGGCGCTTGGCAATGAGGCCGGCCGCGTCTCTGGCATGGACCAGAAGCTCGCGATCGATTGGGCGCGGCGCCTTCTTGGGCTTGGCGTCGTCAGGACACCCATTGTCGGTCTTGGAGACGTAGCGGTCTGAGGCTGGGATCATGCTTTGCACTGTAAGTGATTTACAGCGCGCGCGGGTTTCACTCCAGTGTCTGCTTTGGTTCGCCGTCAGGAGGAAGGATCAAATCCTTGCGCATGAGCAGGTAGGAGCCGCAGAATGCGACGGCCATCTTGATCGCGAGAACGACAAGGCCGGGAAGCGCGACGCTGGTCTTGAGCCCTTCGAAAATGTGAAGTTCGACCCGCTGAGGGTCTTCAAAGTCGAAGCGTGTGGAGACGGCCAGCGCAAGGATGAGCGCTCCGAGGATCATTTGCGCGCTGACGGCGAGCCGGCGGCGTAAGGCGGGAGAGCGGATCATACAGCTACCGACAATTCAGGTTGTGCGGTCCGCGCCGCTCGTCTGGCCCGGGGCTTCTGGGCTTGCGCGGCGGACGCGCCGAGCCGTTCGTTAAAAAACTTCATCATCAGGTCGAGCTTTTCGTCAAGCCGTTTCTCAACCTGCTTGAGCTGCTCGACGAGGGTTGTGACGCTTTCGCCCTTGTCGGTCAGCGTCTGGCGCAATTGCCCGTGTTCGGTCTTGAGGGCGTTATGGTCTTTCTGGTACTGCTCGGCGTGCTCGGTGATGCGCTGATTGATGCCCTCCAGCTCCGCCCTGAGCATGTCCTTGAGCGCGTCAAGCTTCAAGTCCTGCTTGGCTTCGAGCCAGCGCACCGCCATGTGCAGGGCGACCCAGCCGCCGCCGGCGAGAAAGGCCGCGACAATCAATTGCCAGATAAAGCCCGGATCGATCGTGAACGTCATGCATGCCGGTTCCCGTCCGTCGCCTCAAACGCTCCCCGATCCCCTGACGGCCACATATCCTGTGATCGTGATAGCCCGCGGGTCGGGGTGTTGCGCTTGGGAAGCAACGGAGGGGATATTGACATGGATCAAGGCTTGTGCGGGCTTGGTCTACGCCGTGCGACGGCCAAGGTGATCACTCAACATCTTTGCCGCCGGCGCCAAGTTCCCGCTTCGCCAAGCTCGCCAGATCGCCTCGCCCTCGTTTCCACCTTTGAACAGGTACTTCGAATCGTACCAGCCTGACTCGTCGCGCTGGGCGCGACCCAACCAGAGCTTCAGCGCGTATCCTTCGTTCGCCAGCCACAAAGTGATGTCGAGTTTTTCGCAGTACATCACGTACTGGTCGCCGACCCAATCGCTTGGTTCGGTCTGTCGGATGCGGGCGGCCAGCTCGCGGACCGGTTTGCTCACGAAATGCGAGCGCGCCCAGCCGAACCACAGCGGCGCGGTGCAAAGCCCGATGAGTCCGGCGCCGAGGCCAAACACAAATGCCAGGAAGGGGTCGATCATATCGTTTCCTCGTGCTTGGCCTCGGGGAGACTGCCGCCATAGCCGTAAAGGACGCGGCGCAGCCGCTTGTGCTTCTCAAAGCTCTCCGGGTCCTTCGTGCGCCAAATGTCGTCGTTCCAAACCATCTTGCCCGTCTCGCGGTCGATGGTCGTTGTACGTCATACGAGCGTTGTACCGCTCGGCGGCGCGTTGGACGGCGTGGGCGGTCATGCGTCGGCGCCTCCATCTTCGTCGAACTTCCACCGCTCGGTGGCGATAGCTTGGTAGAGGTCGTGAAGCTTCTCGCTGACCTCTTCGGCGAGCGCCTTTAGGTGCGGCGTCTCGTCGACCGCGCGGTGCTCGAGAACGAACAGGTCGAACGTCTGCTCGACCATGCACGCGCGGTCCATGGCTTCGTGAAAGTTCCAGGCGTCGAGAGGTTCGTCGCTCATGGCCCTAGCCCCACGGATGTCGACGAGCAGCAGAACGGACGACGCGGAGGCAAGCCAGCTTCCTGCCTGCTGATGGCGCCGGTCTTTTCCCAGCAGGCATAACGCCAACCGAAGCACCACAGGGCATGAGCGCGAGAGCCTGTGTAATGCGGGTTCGCCCAGACAGACTTGCCGGCGCGAAACGCGCGTTCGCCTTGCTCGGCTTCGGCCGTGAACAGCAATGCGCGTTGGGCTTTTGTCGGGGCGGGGATTTTGCGCGCAGTCATAGCGGCTTTCCGACAAGTTCGTTCGGGCCGTCCCACGAAAAGCGCAATTGTTGCCCGCGAGCCTGCGCGAGCCCGGATGCGACTTCCGGCAACCGTTCCGCCACACGCTCTCTCGTCTTGTCGAAGATGAGCAGGCCCGGCATGTCGATGCTCGAGCCCTGCCAGATGCCCGAATCCAGGTCCAATGCGATTTGAATGCGGAGACGGGTCATGCTTCCTCCAGCATGCGGATGAGTTGGGCGCGTTCTTTGGGCGTGAGGAGATGGCCGCGCTCGCCGATCTTTTTCGCGAGCGCTTTGAAGGGGCTCTTTGGGGGGCGCGCTTGTTTCTTGCGGCGTCCGGCGGCGACCATGCCAGCGTTGGGCGTTAGTTCGCCTGCGAGAACCTTCGCGTGGATTTCTTTGTGGTTCTCGCGAAGGACGCGGAGGGCACGAGCAGATGAAGTTCCCGTTGGCGCCGGGATACAACCTTGTATCTCCTCTTTCTGTGCGATACAAGGTTGTTTTTGTTTGGAGGCGTTCTTGTTCCCTTTCGGGGCACCGCCTAGTGGCGCATCGCGCAGTCTCTGAAGCTCCACATCCTCCGCGTTGATCCTGTTGGCTCTGTTGGCGCGCTCCCTCGATTTAGCGACGCGCCGCTCCGCCTCATCCCTTGAAATCTCGTGGCGAGTGAAGCGGTCATATGTGTCCTTCAGCTCGTCGTACTTACCGAGCCACGGCTCGATGAGCTTCGAGTACATGGCCTCAAACGAGCCGTAGTTTACCACCTCACAACGGGCGGCGCTGTCCACGGGCGCAACGAGGTCCTTATTCCAGTCCAGCTTTTCGGCGCGCTCCAGCATTTCACAGAGCACTGGGAACATGCTGGTATGCGCATCGCCGATGCCTATGAATCGGCCCAGGAGATATTCCTGACTTTCCGGATTTTTGCCGCGCAGATGTTTGCCCATGACCGTATCGAGCGGACCGTAGGCATCATCCCGAGCGCGCCCGCGAGCCTTCAGGCTCTCCGGCACTCGCATAAGCGGCATCTGCTTATTCATCGCCGTACAACCTTCTCAGCTTCAACCGACGCAGAAATATTAGGATCAGCTTCTTGACCTGCTGCTTGGTGTCGGGATGCTGAATCAGATACTGGACGCCGCCGTTATTAAGATCGCTGGCGTTATTGACCTCGTCCACCTCGAACAAGTGGCACAACGCCTTGTTCAACAAGCTCATGACTTGGGCAACGGCTTCGCTGCGGTCCTGAAAAATGCCGCGACCTAGCAGCTCGTTCGCGAAGCGCATCCCCTCCCTACTGAGAATGCCCGGATTGTCCTTGGATTTGTAAAGATCATAGAGTTTGCTCAGCGGCGGATAGAGGCGCATCTTTTCCGCGTGCATCGCCTTGGCTGGCGCCAGTTTGAGATTAGCGTTCACACATTCGAGGAATTCCGCCCGCTCGGCCTCGTCCAGCGAATTGGTTTCGTATATCCACTGGCGTAATTCGTCGGCGGTTATGTCCTTCGCATCCTTGGGATGTTCCTTTAGAATTGCGCGCAGGGGCGCGATAGTTTCCGGAAGCGCAGTAAGGTCGCGCCGGTAATCTGGATCGGTTATTACGGCCTTAGCGTGCCGCTTGGCCCTCTCGATAAACTTCCCATCATTCTCGGGAAAAGTGTCCGACACAAGCTTACCGAGCCACGCGTCGTCATCGACATCCAAGGGACCGTCGCTTTCAATCCGCTGCTCGATAACGTGCTCAAGCTGAAACTTATCATGCTCCGTAAATGGCGATCCCTGTGGGTCAATATCCGGATCTCCCGGCTGGCCTACATCTCCTCTTAGGAGGTCGCCCCAGGTAGGAAGCGCGGCCTTGCTAAGAAGGTCGTCCATCCCATGCAACCAATCGCGTGCGGTCCGCATCGAATGGTCTGTTTGTCCGCGTTTCGGTCCGCGCTTCGGAAAGAGATACCGAGTCGTCACAAACTCTGCGAGAGAGCGATCGCCCAGAAAGAACTTCAGGTGCGATGGAAGGCGGCTTCCCCTGCCGTCCAATTGCACTTGCCAGGATATTGATTGCTCCTGCCCGATATCCACGATGAGAAGACACGGCCAATTATTGAGACCACGAACCCCCATATCGACAATGAACTGAATGCGGGCAGACAAGTCGTCGCATCGGCCGCCGTTATGCTTCGCGCGGAACCATGGATGGATCAGTCCTCGTTTGGCGGAGAATGAGCGCTCCTCCTCCGGAAGTTTTCGCTCCTCAAAGGAATATCCATTCCAGGAGAGGCGGCTCTCGATCTGGCCGTACATGATCGCGGTGCGCCAACCCGCACCGGAGAATGACTCTCGCGCTAAAGAGTTCTCAACGTGAGCAGCCAGTTGATCCGCAAGTTCACAACTTTCGTGGCGCACGAGAATGTGAGGGCTGTACCAATGGTCAGGGGCACGCGCCTTCATCCGCTCTTCGAGATCACGCGCAATATGGATTGCATCCATCACTGCGGCGAGGTCGCTTGCGGCGCTTACCGATTCATCATGGGCGCCTGTATAGCTAACTACACGCCCGCGCTCGAAGGCATCATAGGCGCCTGGGATACACTCTCTGATATATCCACGATCTATGGAATCTTGGCTCCATGGCGGAATGATTTTAAGGCACTCATCCGCTGCTCGAACATCTTCATAGCTGGCGGCATACCCGAGCACGAAATAGGGAGGGAGCTTGCCGAGCCCGAATTGTTGCAGAAACTGTCCCTTTGCGTCGGTGGGCGACGCTGTGACGCCAAATTTCAAAGCGTCGCCGCCAAGTCTCACGAGACGCGATGTCTGCTCCGCAGCAAAATCGCACTCATCCCAAATAATGACATCAAATTGAGACAGCGTGGCCTTAACAGCATCATCGCTACGGTTCTCGTTATCAGACTCATCCTTCCAGAGAGATTGTGGGCACGCCACGAGAATATCGTTGAATCCGGGGCCTCTTTGAAGTTGGGCAGATCCGTTTGCAATGGCGACCTGCGGCGCGCGAGTATGTAGACCTAGCTCAACCACTTCCGCGCGAAGTTCGCGCATCAACTGCTTTGCGAGTTCTCGCTCGGGCACGAGCCAAAGTACGCGCCGCGCCCGCTTGCGCCGACCGACCGTCTTTAACACACCCTCATTTAGCGCCAGCAGCAGCGCAATCATAAGCATCGTTTTGCCGCCTCCTGGCGGTAAAACGATCAAGGACAAGTATCGCGAAAGGATGCTTCGCTTCTCAGGGTCCGTGAATAATTCGAGGAACGTCTCAACATTCTGCGGCCCCGCGAGCATTTGAGTCACGCGAAGATTATCGTATGAAGCGCGCGAATCGAACCAATTCTCCTGAGCGTACCGGTCGTCTGGCTTGGCGCCGTAATTTCTATTTGCATTCGGGCCGCCGGAGCGACAGGTCAGCTTGCTATTCGAGAACGTGAACGGTCCGCCATCGGACCGCGGTGTCCGGTGGCTAGTATCTAATGGGATGCGTCCATTTTCGCATGGCGCCCCACAAACCTCGTTACACACCCCCTCCACAAGGTTTTCGCAGACGTCGCCATTCTCATGGAAACGCAGGCACAAAAGACGCCAATCGTCCGCCGACATATCGCTTGGTTTATTGAGTGGCAGCTCAAATTCCGGCTGCGAGTCAAAAAGCTGCTTTTGTTCATTGCTCATGCGATTGCCATTGCTCCATTCAAAAGCCCAAGGTCCGCCAACGCCTGAGGCGATGGCAGCCGTTTCTTCCGTTCCACCTTTCGGGAGGGAGCGCGCTGCTGCTGCCCTTGGGTAGCAAGCAGCGGCGCGCGACCGAGGCACGGCGCCGCCGGAGAAGACTCTTCTTTCTTTGGTTCTGGATCTGGATATGGTTTAGCAAAAAGCGGCGCTTGATTTTCCGAGACTTTTTCGTTTTGGCTTGGCAAGTCACTTTCGAAGTCACTTCCAGAGTCACTTGCCAAGTCACTTGCGAAGTGGCGCGCGGCGGCGCCCTTTTTCCCCTGCTCCGAATACTCTTCCCAACGGCGCTCCATCTTGCCCAATTCGACGATGGCGCGGCCGTTCGAAATCATGCCGCCGGCGATCGTGATCTTCTTCGCCTCGACGAGTTCGCGCTTGATCCGCTTCCACCGTTGCGTGGTCGTGTTGGCCTGGCGCGCCAGCCAAATGTCGTCGTCGGCGATCGGCCCGGCTTCCTCGTAAATCAGGTCGAGGATGAGGTTATAGGCGCCGCGCTGCTCCAGGTTCAGCTTCGCCATTCCGCGCAACGCATTGGCCTGATACCGTGGGTAGTAGGGCATCTTGTGAAAGACTTCCGGAGATGTCATATTCTCCTCGTTCAACGTGTGAGTGATTGGAATATCGGCGGCTCGGCGGTGACACGCCGGCCGCCGAATTTTTTAGGGTAAGCCCTTCTCCGGCAGCGTGGACTTGGATGCCCTCGGATAGTGCCTGATCACGAGCGCGAGCTTTGAATCCTCGATCTCGCCGAGGACTTGAAAGAAGGCTTCCGGCAATGCCGGGCCTTCCGCGTCCCAGGTGATTTCGATGCAGCAGCGCTTTGGGGCTGTCTCCATCCGGCGTCTGAATTCAGCCATGTTGAGGCTGGAGTCGGGGCCGAGGATGCGGCGGGGGAGGCCGGTGCTCATGTCGTCTCCTCGAATTTCTTGCGGTAGACGGGAGGGGACTTGATGCGCTGGTCTGGGCCGGCGGCGCGCTTCACGTAGGTGCGCGCTTTCATCGGCCCGTGAGTCGAAGAGACGCGCTCGAGTTCGACGACCTTGCCTTCCCTCTTGATGAGGGATTCAGCCGGGACGCGGACGATCTCCGCGCTCGGAGCCGCCAAGGCGATGAGGTAGAGCTTGTCCTTGGGGACGGGCGCGAGGTTGTCGAACTTCATTCTCCCTCTCCCTTTTCGCTGGGGTTGGGAGGAAGAGGGACCGGTTGCCAGAAGAGCGGCTCCAGATATGGAGCCGGGACGTTTGGGTCCATGCACGAAACCCAACCCTGCTTACCCCCAAAGCGCCAATACCCCTCACACGCAAACGGATCTTTTCCGCCATAGCAGGCGAGCAAGATGCGAACCGCCATGCCGAAGCGGTCCGGCTCCTTCGGCGCCGTCTCGATCGGTTGCCAGCCTTCGGAGATTGTGAAGCCGGCTACCTTCGCGGCAAACATCACGTCGTCCGTCATGCGCGCTGCATCGCGTTCGCTCAGATTGTCGTCGCCTTCGAGAAGGGAGCCGATCAGAAGTTTTCTCACTTTGCTCATGCCGCCCTCCGTCCCTGATGCTTGTCGACGACGATTTTGAGGTGTTCTTTGCAGTACGGGCGGTTTGCTTCGTTCTGTGCGATCGGCTGGCCGCAGCAGGGCGAATGCGCGTTTACGGGGCCAAGGGCCGGGCCGAAGATGAAAGCGCACTGAGACGGTTTGCGCTTCGAGAACGGGATCGGGTCAGGCGGCGGGACGCGCTCGGGCGGGGCCTTGCATCGGGGCGGATGCGGGATGGCCGCGGGGTTGCGCTTCGCCTGCATCAATTGCTTGGCGTGCTTCGAGAGCTGCGCCTGTTTGGACGTGGGCGTGCCGATGCGAACGAGTTTGCCGATTACGGCGTTGCGCGTGACGTTCGCGCCTGGCTCCGCAAGATTGATCGCATTGGCGATCTGACTTGCAGACATCCCGGCCACCTGGAATTGTCGCAGGAGGCGGACGCGGTCGTCGGTCCAACGGTTCGGCTGGTTGTCGCCTCTAGGCATCGAACACCCCCGGATGCGCGACCTCGTCGATAAGGCGCAGCATGTGTCTTCGCGCTTTGTTGCTGACCCGACGCGCTCCGCGGCCTCGCTGTGAAGCTTGCGGATAGGCGATGAGAGCGTAAGCTGCTTCGCACCAGGCGAGACGCTCGCGTTCCGAACCAAACACCGCGTCGTTGCGCTCAGACGCGCTGTGGGCGCGCAGAACCGCCAGGGGCGGCATCCGTAGGCCCTTCGGGTTCAGCGGGGTTTCTGAGGCAGTCTGTGCAGATTGTGCGCCAACTGGTCCGGCTTGCGCCGGCGCAGCCCCGAAGACGACGGCGCCGAGAGCGGCGAAGAGGCTTTTCATGAGCGCCCTCCGAACATGTCGGGCGTGTCTGGGCAGCGCTCAGGCTTGGGCGCATCCTCGTCTTCGCGCTCGTCGAACTCGGGGCAGCCTCGACAATCGCTCTCGTTGACGCGGTGTGGCGACTTCCGATCGATCAGGTCATGAACCCATTGAGGGGCCTCGATGTAGGCGTCCCATACGCTGTCATGGTCGCCATTGTCGGCGCGATAGGGCCAATGGCAGCTAGTGCCGTCGCCGTAGATGCAGGTTGCGCAGGTCTGGCTCATGTCGTCTCCCCTCCGCGCGAAAGATGTGCGGGCGGCTGTTCGCCAAGGGACGGTTCGCCGCCCGCAGTTTGGGGTCGAGGGAAGGAAGAAAGGGCGGGAGACGCGCTGGTTCTGGCGTCTCCCGCAGTGTCGCCAGCCGCGGGAGGAATGTGTGCCGGCGAATTCACGTTCGTGTTTTCCGCGCGCTTCTGCGCGAGTCGCAGCGACTCGGCGGCGATCGCGAAGATGGTTTCGTAGTGGCCGCGTCCGCGCTCTTGGGCGCGGTTCCAGGCGGCGCAGAGCGCGTCACGCTCTGCTTCGCTCCAAACGCGCGGGACTTCGATTGCCGCGCTCAGCGACGCATTTAGAGCGACGATGCGGCGGACCTGATCGGCAAGGCGATCCTCAACGCAGCCGCCTACAATCCCGCACAGTTCGGCCAGCACACCGAGAGCAAACTGCGAATCCCGGTGCGTCCATTCGAGGAAGTTGGCCGCCGTATGGTCGAGGTCGCAATTGACCTTCGCGCTATCTCCTACCCACGTAGGCGCGCGCGTGCGCAATCGCTCAATGATGCGTTCGACGTTTGACACTGAACCCCCAAACTCCGTTTGCGGAGCACCCCAGAAAAACCCAAGCCTTGCGGCGTCAGAACGCCCTGACGTGAGCGTCTTTGCGCGCCTCCTCCTGTTTGTAGTCGGCGCAATCGATCATGAGCGCGACAATCAGCGCGAACGCGCACAGGATGATGAAAACTGCGATCTGCTCGTTCACGGCTCATCCTCCGGATGGTTCGCGACCGTCCAGATCGCGATCGGGCCGACGATCGGGACGAAGATGCCGAGGAAGACGAAAAGCATCTCGAGAGCGGTGAGGCTGGGTTCGTTCATGCGCGCTCTCCCGCGCGTTGCTGCTCGCGCCAGCGCTTGAACGCGGCGCGGTTGGCTGCATATTCCCGCTGGCTGCGATCGACGTAGCGGCGCGCGAGTTCCTCGGTCGCTTCCTTGAGCCGCTGTTCAACGACGACGCGTCGCGCCTTTAGCTCTTCGATCAGGGCGCTCAGCGTGGCGCTGTCCATGTGCGCGAGGTTGCTCATGCGCACCCCCGTTCGCCATTCGGTCGCGAAGTATTCTCGCTGAGGTCATCGAATCGATGAACGCCCGTGCGTTCGCTCTGCGCACGGCGCGCGCGGGAGTGAGGTGAATTCCTCATTGTCAGGTTGATGCGAGGAAGAAAACCAAGTCCCCAGTCGTTATTTGCTTGAACTGCCGGCGATGATGACGGCAGTGTAACGAAACAAAACGTGGGTCCCAAGGGACGGGGGAGGTGGGCATGAAGCGCACAAAAGGCGCGCTGCGAAACTGTGCGCTCTACACTCAGATCGAGCTGACCATCTGCCACGGGAATGTGTATTTCACGATGAGCAACGAGCGCGGCGCGACTATTTCCGGCTACGTGCCGGTCGATGTTTGGCGCGCCTCGGTGAGGGCTTTGCCGCCGCCGGACAACAAGGTGCCGTTTCGGGCGCGTCATTGAGCGGCCTCCAAGGCAGGCTCGCGCTCCTTGTCGGGCTCAGGCGATTTCATGCGTTTGGCGCGCATGCGCGGCTCGGCGATTTGATCCCGCGTGAGTTCGGTGACGGCGATAATCCGCTCTTCGACGGCAGCGCTCGGCGGGCTCGCGCCCCGTTCGATGCGCGAGAGCTGCGCGTCTTTGATCCCAAAGAGGGGGGCCGCCTGATGGAGGTCGAAGTTCTTCTTCTTCCGCCAAAGCCGGAGCGGCGAATCATATTTCTCGCTCATCGCCGGTAGGCTTGCACATGGTGCAAGTTCGGTCAAGACGGATGGTTAACCCATTGCTGCCATTCTTGCTTTCCGGGCGATGGGGGCCCTGAGGGATGGCCCGTATGCTGCCTTCTATGGCGTTGAGGGCCCGAAAGAAAGAAGCCGGGGCCATACCCCGGAATTTCATACGGGAATGGCGGGAAGCGGAGGGCTGGACCCTCCTAGAGCTGCTCGACCACCTGGCGCCCCTGCATGTCCGGATGACGGAGGGCAATCTGTCCAAGATGGAGCGCTCGAAAACCCCCGTCGATACAGGCACTTTGCACGCCATGGCGGTTGTCTTCAAGACGAGCCCGATAGCCCTTATGCTGGGGCCGCCCGGCGATCCGCTGGTCATGGCTATCGACGCCCTAGGGCCACTGGACAAAGAGGACCGCGCCGACGCCGTGGCGTCCCTCCTCTCCATGCTGAGGCTCGCCAAGCGGGCCGGCTGACGGCCTAAGCCTCTGAAATCGCGGGCGACTTGCACTAGGCGATATTTTTTCTTGCATATGGTGCAAGTTTGGCTTGCCCTTAACCAAACTTCGTGCTTGCCTGTAGTGCAAGTTCAGGCCGCGATTCGGCGCCCCCGGCGCAGACGCGGGAATGGGAGAGGGCAAATGGCCGTACAGGCGACAGCGACACTTCGGGCGATCAGCCCTTACTCGCAATCACGGGCGCACGAGACGCCGAAGAAAGAGAAGGAGACGCCGGACGCCTACGAGGTTCGGACGTGGCCTGAGAAAGCGCACTTCGACGACAAGGGCGCCGTCTTCATCCCGCCGATGTCGTTCAAGATGAGCCTGGATGCGGCGGCGAAGTATCTGTCGATCCAGATCCCGGGCAAGGGCAAGAGCACCTACACGAAGCACTTCGCCAGCGGCGTGCTCGTTCTCAACCCCGTCTATGTCGGGGTGAAGAAGAGCGAGCTTCGCTACGATCGCATTCACGCCAACGCGGATGGCGTTCGCGGCTCCGGCAAGCGCGTCTGGCGCTACTTCCCGCGCATCGAAGATTGGAAGGCCGACGTCGAGTTCAACATCTACGACGAGGCCGTGACGCGGGACGTGTTCACGCGGGTTCTGGAAGAGGCCGGGAAGTTCATCGGGATTGGCCGCTTTCGTCCTCAGAACGGCGGGTTTTATGGCCGCTTTGCCGTGGAGGGCGTGAAGTGGCAAGAGATTTGATCCACCTCGCGGCGCGGCTCAACACCGCACACCGCCTCACGGCACAACACCCCACTCCGCAACGCACCTCTACGCGACACCGCGCAACGCGCCTCTATGCCTCGCCCAGCGACACAACTCCGCGCAACCCAACGCGACGTTTTCCTGTTCGCTCATTATCCCGCGCTGCTCGGCGTCTCGCCTCGCAACGCGCCACGTCACACCACGCCGCAACGCGACGCAGCGATTTCCTGTTTTTGGCTACGCTGCGCACCGCGTCACTGCGCTGCGCACCGCGACACCGCGCAACGCGACGTTTTCGGTTTCTCCCTTTCCGCAGCGCGTCGCTACGCAACTTCGCGCTCCGCGCGACGCGATGCAACGTTCGAGTTTTCAGCGCACCTTGCCGCGCCGCTGCCCGTCGCAGCGCGTCACGTCACAGCGCCCCACGCCGCAACGCTCATTCATCCAGTTTTCAGCGCCGCACTGCGCAGCACATCGCCACACATCGCACCACTGCACGGCACAGCATCCCGCAACGCAACGCCCTTGGAGTCCTGAATGCTTAACCTGACCGCCAGCCCTAAGCGCGCCGTCCAGATCGACCGGCTCACCGAGGCGCTTACCGCCCTCTCGATTGGCCAAGTCATCTCATACGAGACGCTGTCCAAGATTGCGGGCGAACCTATGGGCAGCACGTCTTACGCTGTTCGCCGCGCCCTTTCGCGCGCCGAGAAAGAAACAGGCGCGCTCTTCGGCAATGTCCGGAATGAAGGCTTTCAGCGCCTCCGCGCCGAGCACGCCCCCGGCGTTGGCGGCAAGGCCAACGATCACATCCGCCGCCACGCTCGCAAGACTGAGCGCCGCCTTGGCTCATGGCGCCCGCCGAATGACGCGACGCAATCCCAAATCGCCGAAGTCGCCGCCTACCGCGCACACATGGGCATGGTCGCGAGCATCGCCACCAAGAACATCATCAAGTCACTGACCAAGAGCATCGAGGAAGCCGCGCCGATCTCACCAGAAACGATGGCGCAGCGCCTTGCCGAAACGATGGGCAAGAGCCGTGACAAGGCCCGGTGATGCTCTCCGACGCCTTCGTCGCCGCCCTCACCATAGCGATGTGGGAATGGATCAAGGCTGTAGTCCGCGCAGTCGCGCAGGCTCAGAGGGATTTTCAGCTTCGCCGCAAATCCCTTCGTTTTCCTTGCGGCGAGGAAGCGCCGGCCGGTCACCCAACGCATGTGCCGGCCGGCGCGAAGATTGGAGAGGCGTGATGCCTGATTTCACACCAGGGCCGCTTGAGGTCATCGCCTACACAGACGAAGCCCCGCGCGTCAATTATGAAATCTGGACGCATCCGGGAACCGATGAGGGCGACCAGACTGCCATTGTTTTCACGAGGGCCGATGCCAATTTGTACGCCGCGGCACCTGAGATGTACGACGCGCTGAAGGGCGCGCACGCAGCAATCGACATGCTCTACGCCCGCCTCATTGCAGTTGAAGGACTCCGGTTCTTGCCGAGCAAGGACCCGACGTGGCCCAAGATGGTCGCGGTTTTTGAGGCGATCAAAAAGGTCGATGGAGACGCGTGATGTCCGCCCATCCCGAACCAATCCCGCTTCCAGATCGCCGCCCCGATGGCTGGTGGCTCGGCAGGCGCGGGCCGTTCCCGACCCTGATAGACGCGCACGCCGCCCGCCGGGACATCGTAGTCTGCAAGTATTGCGGCGGCATGTTCGGGATCCATTTGCCGAGCTGTTATCGGCCAAGGAAGGGCGTCGAGAGCGCCCCGCGTCCTGACTATCTCGCCTATTGCGAAGCGGCGATGCAGCAAAGCGACGATACTCCTGTTCTCGGTCCGCCCTCTGTCTTCAAATTCTCCGAACCTCCGAAGCGTCTCGACGGAAACGGCAACGAGATCCGCGGGAGCAAGTCATGACGCCATACGTCAAAGGTGACACCGCGAATCTGATTGTGCGACTGCGTGAGGCTCGAGATGAGGCGCGCGTTCGCTTGTCTCAGACCCAAGAATGGATCGCCTATCAACGCTTCGGCGCGCCAAGCGAAACCGACGCGGACTGGACCGTAGCAGCGCAGGTTGAGGTGTTGTGTTCGCGGCTCAGCGAGGCTGCGGATGCACTTGAGCGCGGCCCGGCGCAAGCAGAGGGAGCGAAAGATGGCTGACGTCATCCCCTTAATCCGCGACGCCCAGGCCCGGCAAGCCATAGTCGGCAGCCCCGTCATCGCCAACAAGACAATCGCGACCCTCCTACGCGATCGCGCCAACCAAATCCTCAACGATGCGCACGACTTCGCGCAAGGCCCGGCGATCCACCCGGAAGGCCGGCTCACCGAAATCATGTGCATCTGTCACCGCCTGGACGCCATCGCTCGTGAATACGAACGGGCGGTCAATCCGCAGCCGCCAAAGGGAGATGCAGCATAATGGAGAAGAAACTCGCAGAGGCGCTCGCGGGCGCGGCGCTGAAGGCGGTTGATGCGGTGCTTCTGAAGGCCGCCGAGCCGCTCTTGAAGTTGCCAGACGACGCACTGGATCGCTTGATTGAACTCATGAAGGACGCCGAGAGGCCGGAATCGAAGGCAAGGTTCGAAGCGACAATCGGCAAGCCGTACTCAGAGACACACGCCACGGCGTCGCGCGTCTACATCGATGTGCTGTTGACGGCGCGCTCGTTTCGCTCGGCAGCCAACGCCTACGTGCTTTGGATGGCCGAGTCCATGATCGCCTCAATGAAGGCGAAGGAGGAATCCAAGCCATGACATCTCTCGCCAAATCCCCCACCAGCGTCCGCCCGAACCAAGAGGCGATAGACCGCCTCGCCGACTTCAAGGAGTGGGAGAACGACCTCGACGCATTACTTGAACGGCATCTCGAAAAACTTGACCCGTTGCTGCTTGAACATTGGCGCTATATCGGCCGCCTCAGTCGCCGCGACGCCGTCAAGTACGCCCGCGACGCTGCCAAGCAATTCATCCTTCAAGACGCCATCAGCGCCCAGGATGCGCAGAAGATGCGGGAAGAGGCGCAAGACCGATGAGCCGGAGCCGCACACAATACGTCACCGTTCAGGTCGATCTCGACGAGTTCGCGACCGAAGACCTCGTTGCCGAACTCAGGGAGCGCGAGGACTTCAACGACAATCCCGGCTTCTGGGCGCCGTCGATCGCCGACCATTGGACCGACGTTGAATCGGCCCTGCTCCGCAAGGACTTCGACTGGTTAGAGCGCTGGCTGTGGCCGCAAGTCAAAGCCCAATACCCGAAACTCAAGTTCGTCAAGAGCGCCGCATGACCCGCGCGCAGCGCGCCCATCGAGATCGAGCCCCGCTCCGAAGCGCGCTTCTCCTACCGCGAGCAGCGCGAGATATTGGAGCGCCAGTCCGATGCGGAAGGCGTCGTCCGCTGCGACGAATGCAACACGCCGATCGCCGAGCTGAAGGACCGCGGATGGGAGCGCCTCCGCGCCTTCGCGTTCGACCATGTCCTTGAACGCGCCATGGGAGGCAAGACGATGGTCGGCAACGGTCGCGCCATCTGCGACGGCCCTAAGACCTGCCATGCGATCAAGAGCGCCAAGCGGCAAGCCGTCATCGCGAAATGCAAGCGGCTCTCTGGGGAGACGCTGAGTCAGTACGAGCGCCGAAAGAGATTCGGCCCAAGCCTGAAGGGCAATTCAAGCTTCCAACGGAGAGGACGATGACCGGCCAAGAAATCATCCCGCCGAACGGCTCCGCAGTGATGCAGGCGCCGGAAAGGCAGGCGCTCACGCCGATGGAGCTTCTGAGCAACGCCATCGAGCGCGGCGTCGACCTGCCGATGCTCGAAAGGCTCATGGACCTCCAAGACCGCCACGAGCGCGCGCAGGCTAAGAAAGCTTTCGACCAAGCGCGCGCCGACGCCAAACGGAAAATCCCGGTCATCAAGAAGAACCGAGAGGGCCACAACAAAAAGCGTTACGCTGATTACGCCGCCTATGCTGAGGTCGTCGACCCGATCCTCGCCGAGCATGGACTCAACGCCAGCTTCCGGCCGGATCAGACCGACACCAAAATCAGCGTCACGTGCATCCTCTCGCATCGCGACGGACACCGGGAGGAAAGCACTCTCTCCGGGCCGCCGGACAACACCGGGAACAAGAATGCGATCCAGGCCATTGGCTCGACGCTGAGCTATTTGCAGCGCTACACCCTTTGCCTTGCCTTGGGTCTCGCCGCCACGGAAGACGATGACGGCCAAGCGGCGGGAAACGATCTGCCGATCGCCGAAGAACAGCTTCAGGCCCTCCTAAAGCGCGTCAGCGACACGCACGCAGACGCCGAGAGGCTGTGCAAGTACATCGGCGTTTCGTCTCTCGCGGAACTCCCGCAGAGCAAACTCGCCGAAGTCAGCGCCATCCTGGACGACCGGCAGCGCAAGGCCGACGCCAAGGCGAAGTCCAAGAGCGGAGCCGCCGCATGATGATCCTGCAATCCGACCCGAATTGGGCGACGGCGCGCCTGGGCTGTCTCACCGCGTCGCACATCGCCGATATGATGGCGCGCACGAAGAGCGGCTGGGGCGCGTCGCGCGGGAATTACGCGGCTGAATTGGTCGCCGAGCGCCTGACCGGCGTTCCTGCATCGCGCTTCGTGAGCGCCGAGATGCAGCACGGCATCGACACCGAGCCGCTCGCGCGCGCCGCGTATGAATTCCACACCGATGCGACGACCGGCGAGGCCGCGTTCATCCTGCATCCGACGATCGAATGGTCCGGCGCATCGCCGGACGGGTTTGTCGGCGAAGACGGTCTCGTCGAGTTTAAGTGTCCGAACACGAGCACGCATATCGACACGCTCTTGGGCGGCGCGATCCCGGAGAAGTACCGCCTCCAGTGCATGTGGCAAATGGCATGCACGGGCCGGCAATGGTGCGATTGGGTTTCATTTGACCCGCGGCTGCCGGAGTCCATGCGCCTCTTCGTGCGCCGCCTGGAGCGTGACGCGGCCAAAGTCTCGGAAGTCGAGCGCGAAGCGGAACTCTTCCTCGCCGAGATCGACGACACCATCAAGCGGCTACGCCGCACCTACCTGGAGGCCGCCTGATGTTCGGCTCCGGCCTCACCTATCCAGACGAAGACGAAGACGATTGGACGAACCCTTTCGACGATCCGGAAGAGGAAGAGGACGACGAGATCGAACCTGAGTTCGACGACGACAACGCGCTTGAGGAGGAGTTCTGACCGTGGGGACCGTTGTCCATCTCATCAAGCGTCTCGGCTCACTCGTTCCGGCGGACAGTGAGGGCGAGGAAGCCCTGCGGGCGATTGCGCACGGCGTCGAAGTAAAAGCCGAGATCACTATCCCGGTGAACGCCCCCTTTAGGCGCAAATTCTTCGCACTCCTGGGAGTGGTCTATCCGCACGTCAAAGAGACATGGCCGGAGCGCGAAGACTTCCGCGAACAGGTGCTCATTTCGCTTGGCTTCTCCCGAACGGTCAAGCGCATGGACGGAACGACGGAAACGCGCGCCGTCAGCATGAAGTGGCACAAGATGAAAGAGCCGGAGTTCAGGACTCTCTATGAAAGCTTTGTGGATCTGTGCGTCACCAAGCTCTTGCCTGGCGTTGGCCGCGAGGACGTAACGCGGGAGTTCGAAGAGGTTTTGGCAGGATATCAGAACAGTCTCGCATCCATCGAAACACATCTTCGGGGGGATGCGAAGCGCGACGCGGGCGGGGTAAGGGGGCTTACCGGATCGCCCGCGTCGCAACGTGCTTCAGGAGCCTCCCGATGAGCCAAACCTGGAAACTCAAAAGGCTCCGCCAATGCGAAAAGTGTCCGTGGAAGAAATCCACGGACCCGCATGACATCCCGAACGGCTACAGCGTCGAGATGCATGAGGGATTGCGCCAGACGATAGCGGATCCCGGATCGCTGCGCGCGCCGGCGGCCTCCATGGCCTGCCACGAACACCCGCCCGGCGATGAGGTGCATTGCGTTGGCTGGCTCGCGCATCAGTTGGGGCCCGGCAACAACATCGGCCTGCGGTTGCGCATGCTGAGCTGCGAGAACGCCCGGCATATCCAGCTCGACGGCCCGCAACATGAGACTTTCGAAGCGACATTGCCGCGCAGGAAGCGCAGGCCGAAGCGCGCAGGGGCCTCCCGATGATGCACAAAGTTCATTTCGGCAATCCCGCCGGAACCGGCGCCCGCTCAAAGCCCGAACCCAATGGGGCGGGCGCCGCCCTTCCCTTCCAACCGTTCGCAACTGTTGTCCAGCGCAAGCGCTCATGGGCGTGGTTCGCACTGCATAACCGCGCCCTCGGGCGCGTCCCGTCCATTATTCAGGCTTACACGCCGCCGTCTCTGTTCGGCAAGGCCCTTCCGCTTCCGCTTCCGCTTCCGCTGTTGCTCACGCGCGAGCGCGACCCGCTGCCCGCGCGCCGACTTGAGCCGACGATCATTCAGCAGACATGGGAACTCTTTCTCGCCTATCCGCTCAGCACATGGGCGCTCTTCGGCTCGGTCGTGCTCTCGGCTTGGTTTCTCTATCTGGGTTTCACCAAATGAACGTTTCCGCCCAACAAGCCGCAGTCGAATCCTATTGGAAAGAGCGAGGCTACGGCGATGCGTGACCTTAAAACAATTCGCGCCGCCGCCGAAATGGCGGCGAAGTGCAGCGGCATCGGCCGAAACATGTGGGGCGAGTGGGAGGATAATCCCGCTATCGTCGCTTTCGACAAGGTGTGTCCGCCAAATGCCGTCATCGAATTGTTGGACCGCATCGCCGAGCTTGAGGCGGCGCTAGAGCCGTCACGCGTCGCGCTCACTCTCGCCGCCCGGACGTTCGACACCTACGCGATGGTCCACCGCGCAAAGGGAACGAACGACAGCGCCGAGAAGGCTGAAGCGAATCGGGTGATGGCGCTGCGCATGTACGAGGCGCTCGAGCAGTTCCCATCCAAGATCGCAGGGGACGCTTCATGACGGAAACGCTGTTCGACAAGCACCCGCAGCAAGCCGCCGAAGAGGAAGGCTATTACTTCGACGGCACCCACGTGTGGGATGCGGACGATGTGCTCTTCCACGTCGGTCGTGTGCGAGACGGCGCCGAGATGCACGCCATGATCTATGCGTTCCGGCAGGGCCGCACGGCCGGAGAAAAACTCGGACGCGCCAAGCTTCAAGGCGAGATCGCCGCGCTGCTGTGCGTTCAGTCTTCATAGGTCCACAGCCAACGAGGGGAAAATGAGCACCTACCGCGAAGAGCGAGCCCAGAAATCGGACGATGAGCTGTTCGCCGAATATCCGAGCATCGAGCCAGAATACACCCGCGGCAACCTTGTCGCCGAGCGGGTCATGGCTCAGTTCAAAGAGGAGCACTTCCAGCCGCTAGCGAAACTGGTTGGCGACTTCATCGCGGACAAGCTCTGGGACATGCTCCGGGATCATCTCCTAAGCGACACGGAGCTGAACCTCGAAACCGCGATGCGCGGTCGCGTCGAGTCAACCGTTCAGGCTCTCCTCGGCGGTCACCAATGGGCGCTGCAAAAATACGTCCTCGGCGAGCGCTATGACTGCGAGCAGATCCGCGCGGCGATCGCGAAGCACATTCCCGCCGAACTGCAAGACAAGCGCGTGGCCGATCTGGAGGCCGAACTCGCGCAGGCCAAAAAGGATTTGAAGTTCTACCGCGAGGACCGCCGATGGTGAACCCACTCTATCCCCGCGAGGCAGCGTCCGACTGATGGCTTGGGAACCTTACAAAGCGCCCTTTCGATTGGCAGGGCTGTGGCATGGAGTTGATATGGCCAGCAACGCAGGACCGCCGTCACGTGACGCGGGAGCGCCGTCCCAAAAGCGTGGATGGCAGCGCGGTTTCCCGCCGAAGAGCGGGATGTATCTCGTCGAGCTTGAAGACGGCGAACTCTGTGTCACGCCCTGGAGCGACGGCCACGACTGGTGCGAGGCGGATCAAGAATATCGGGCCGGCGGTTGGAAGTGCCTTACGGACGCGTGCGCGACCGTACAGCGCTGGTGCCACGTAAACGACGTGAAGGCTGCGCTCGGCGTTTCTCCACGTGAGACCCCTGCTGAAGGAGCAAAGTCATGATCGAGTATGAGCACTACGCGATCGTCAGCAACGATACCAACGAGATTCTCTGGACGGTCAGCATCGAGCCAGGAACGCTGACTCCTGCGCCGCAAGGCATGAGGGCGGAGCGCTGCAAGCGCGGCGTCAAGCGCGGGCAGGTCTGGAACCCGACCGAACACGCGGCGGAGACGGAGGATTGAAAATGGAGCGAGTAACCAGCGGCCCCAAGATCGACGCGCTCCAGGACGTGATGAGCGGCATGATCGACGACATCAAGGCGCTTTTTGCGACGCCTACGCAGGTGCTTATCGTCGTCCTCACGCCAACTCTCGCACAAGGGAACGTCGTTATCGGCGACGCCGACCACGAGAAGACGGTCGAAGCCATCCGAGTGCTGCGTCAGACCGGCGTTGTGACGCCAGCGCGCACGGTCCCGTGAAGATGAATCGCATCGAGGAAACGAAATGAGCGAAGACGAAATCATGGCCGCAAGGCAGAAGTTTGCGGAGGCCGTGCTCAATGGCTTCACGCTAGTCAAGGGCCATCCACTTCCGTTCGGGACGCCAACAATTTCGGATTGGTTCGCGGCGCGCGGCATATATGATCCCGAAATCGTTTGTCCGGTGATTGCAGCGTGTGCGGCGAACGACGCGCGCATCGCCGAACTTGAGGCGGCGCTGCGCCTCGCCTACCCGTTTGTAGAGCTTGCATGGCTCGGCTCCGGCGACAACGACACTCGTCAAAGGGAAGCGCTACAGGCAGCCCGCACCGCGCTCAACATTCATCCGGTGCAGGCACGTGTTGAGGGCGGCCAATGATCGAACTCGAATTGATGCGGGAAGCGTGCGCGCTTCTAATCGAGGACATGACGGCGACGCCCATTTCGATCGAAGGGCTCGACGACATGGAGCCTTATCCGTTGTCGCCTTCAGAGGCGGTGCAGAAAGCTCGGAGCGAGTTCGCTGCCGCTATCCGCAAGATGTCGTGGGAAGAGGCTCGCGAAATCTACTGGCTCAACCGCGACGAGCGGCGCCCGGCGAAGACACATTCCGAGGATGGACAATGAGCGAACGCGTGCATGAGCTGAAGACGTGGCCGACCTATTGGGACGCGGTCGAGCGCGGCGAGAAGACTTTCGAGGTTCGCCGCAACGATCGGTTCTTCCAGGCTGGCGATATTGTCGAATTGGTGCGCATGGACCGGGACGCGCCGGGCGCATGCTATGACGACAGTGTCCAGCAATGTGAAAAGCGCAAGCTCCGCTTTCGCATTGGGCCAATCCTGCAAGGCGGTCAGTTTGGCATTGAGTCGGGCTTTTGTGTTTTCTCGCTGCTTCCGCTTGGTCCGCCGCAGGCAGCAGGGGCAAAAGAGCCATGAGCTACAGCGTTTCCGAGATCGCTGCGCTCTATGCAGAGCTTGAGGCCGATGTGGACCGGCTCGTGAAGCGTTGCGTCTTCCGCCTGCAAGAAGTCGGTGCCGAGCCCTCGGCTCCATCCCTTTTCGAAGGCATGCGCGATCAACTCTATTGGGCCACGCTCGACGCGATCGAGAAGCCCGACGAGAAGGCGCTCATGGAAGCGATTGAGCGGCGCCTAGCAAAGATGGAGGGGAACAATGGCCGAGATTGAGATTGTCGAGCGGCGCAAGGTCGAGGTCTGCTACATCGAAGCGCGGTGTGGGGTCCGCTATTGGGAGGATGCCCAAGTCAACGGCTTTACCGACTCTGACGGCTCGCGCATCCCGTTCCGCATCGGCGATGAATGGCAACCAACGATCGAGTTGGAGACGGGAATCGTTCTGGCGTGGCCGAAGGGAACGACCGCAGACATTCACTACAAGGTCTGCGACGCTGGGACGTACCTTCTGTTGGACGCGACGCAGCGCGAGGTCGCGCGGATTGACGGCTACGTGCCGAAGATCATGGCCCCAGGCGACGAGGATCACGGCTTTGGCGACTACATCGTCATGACGATCGACGGCGACGGCAAGATCGACAATTGGAATGCCGACTTGTCCGACTTCGCGCGGCGCCTCCAGAAGACAGAACGGAGCGACAATGGCTGATCGAATTCATTACGAGTTTTGCAACGAGTGCGGGACGGCCGTCTTTGTGACCGTCGTCGAGGCCGGTCCGCTCGTGTCGATCGAGATCGGCAGTTCGACCTCCCAGGACGAGTGGAAGGTGACACGAATGGAGGCGACCAAGCTGCACCGCGCGCTGACGGAATTCTTTGCGCGCCATCCTGCGGAGGCAAAGCCCGATGTCTAAACTCCCGCCCATGGAACGATCCGAGACGTGCTTGATCGGTCGCGCCGGCGCCATCGCCAAGATGCGACTGCCGAAGGGGCGCCGCTTCGTGGTGATCCAGTACGACAGCGCGCCGCACGTCGTCCCGATCGATGATCCTGGTCACTATGAGATTGACGTGACGCCCTTTGTCAAAGAGGCGCGCTTCCCGGTCGCCATCATGGTCGTTAAGGCGAAGCACTGCGCCGCCTTTACAAAGGTCTCGCCGGAACACGTGAACAAGATTCTTGATGCCTGCGTCTCGACCGTTCGCAGGAGCATCCTGCAATGACGGACGATGAACTCGCCGACGAACTAGAGCGGCGCGCCAAGGTGCTTTTCAGTGACGGCGACCGTCATTGCGAGGACGCCCGGCGCGCACGCGATCCTGATGAGCGACAGGCGCTTCTCACGGAGGTGCGCCGCTGTGACCACCTCGCCGACATCTTCGCCGCTGCGGTGCGCGGCCTTCGCCCTATCGAGAAGCGCGGCGAAGAATGAGCAAACACCCGCACTTCGCGGAACGGCTGCGCGTCGCGATGGCGAAGCTCGATTGGAGCGGCGCCGATCTAGCGCGCGCGCTCGGCATCTCGCGCGCCTCGACGAATCCCTGGTTGCGTGGCGAAGCGGAGCCTCCTCCCAAACAAATGATGGCTGCGGCGCGCGCGCTCGGCGTTGACGTTTCCTGGCTCGTCTCGCCCTACCCTGTCGATCTGCACGGGCCGGCGACGGATCACATGCGCGACACACTCGTCGGGCTCTTCGTCGCTGGAGTTCTGAGCGAAGGGCAAACTGCCCGCGCGACCGGGCTGGACCGCGTTGAGGTTCGGCGCCGCGCTCATCAGCGCATCGACGAACTGTATGGCGAGTGCCCAATTGAGATAGGCGAGGCGAAAACCGATGCCGTATGAGATTCCTGACTGCGCCGGCGAGCCATACCGTCCGAGCAACGGCAGCGAGGGCGACGCTTTCATCGGCCAGTTCTGTCGCCACTGCGTTCGCTACGAGGAGCCCTGCCCCATTCTTGGGGCCACGCTGTTCAACGATATCGGCGAGCCAGGCTATCCGAAAGAGTGGACGCACGACGACAAGGGGCGGCCGACGTGCACGGCATTCCAGGCTGCGCCGTGAATCCGCCAGAGCCCCCCTATTCAGCTTCCCGCGGTGAGGTTGATGAGCCGGACTTTCTGCTCACGCACGCCGAATGGCATCCGTCGAGCATGCACGGGATCGACCGAGGTTGTCCTGAGACCGGCGTGCGTCGCAAGGTCGATGGTCAGATCGTCAAGGGCTCGTTCGAACTCATCCAGCACGGCTGGTGGAATTTCGACGCAGCCGGCGCGCTGATCCTGCGCGCGTTGCGCAAGGGTTGGGACACCTACCGCATTTCCGCCCTCATGAACTGGATGCGCGAAACGCGTCGCCACCTTCCGAGAGGAAGAACTCTATGAAAATGACGGATTTGCTTCCCTGCGCTGTGTGTGGCGGCGCCATGCGGCTCGGCACCCAGCGTATTTCCGTCAACCGAAAGCGCGGTGTCATCCATTGCATTGAACACATGCTCCCGAAAGGCTGTCGAGCCAATGAAGGACTTTGCGTCGTCATGCTTAAGCCCTATCCGAAGCGCGACGAGGACAAGGACTCGTTCAAGTTGATCCAGCAATGGAACGCCGCGCAAGAAATGAGGACAGAAATGCAAGCCGACGCCAAAGCCAAGTTACAAGCCCTTCTGAACAGGTTTGTGAATCACCCGGACGGTTACGTCTCCATTAGCGCCGAAGAGTGCGCAATTCTGGAACGCGCACTACAGCTCATCTCCGATCTTGAAGCCAAGTTGCGCGTGGCTGGGCGCGCCGCAGATGCTGGCGACCTTGCTGCCGTCCGCGGCGCTCTCGGCGGCGGGCGCCCTCCAGAGATAGACGGGGCAAAAACCGATGGCTGACGCCAGAACCGTGATCCGCGCCTTTTTCGAGCTGTACCACAGCGAGTTTCCCGCTGCGGCGACCGAGCAATTGTTGGGCGCTCTCTCCGCCGCCGGCCTCGTGATCGTTCCGATCGCCGAACTCACGCGTATCGGAGACGGCTTGTTCGAGGAGATGAGCGCCTGGAATGTGGACGTTCGCGCCCTTCTCGATAGCAATCCCATGCAAACTGCGGCCAACAATGCTCAGGAGGAGCACAATTGAGCGACGCAATCGAGATCGAAATCAAGGACCCGCTGCACGCACACCGCATCGGGCAAATGTACGGGCAAGCGGAGATCGTCGCCGCTCTTCATGCCGTGCCTGATGCGCTGAAACTTCCGGGCTTCCATCTCGCGCTCGCCATCGCGGAGAAGGAACTGTCCGAACTGAAAAGCCAGACGGTCGCCTTGAATATGCGCTTCGCGGCCAAGGCCGGACACGATCTATCGCGGAACGGATCGATGACGCTTCGCGGCCTGAAGCTTGTCCTTGAACCGCTCGACCTCGTCGACATGGCGAACGATCCATGCGGTCCAGATCAGGCAGGCGGGGACAAAACGTGAGCAGCATCCCGCCCTACCCTCTCCATTGGCCCGAAGGCCATCCGCGCACGCCGCCAGAGAAACGGCTCACGTCGCAATTCAAGACGACGCTCGCCGGCGCGGTGAAGAACGTGGCGGACTCGCTCCGCAAGTTCGGCACCGACAGCGGCCAGCCGGTCAAGAACATCGTCGCCACGACGAACGTGGGCGGCATCAACCTTTCTGCGTCCGAGCCGAAGGATTCCGGCGTTGCGGTCTGGTTCGAATGGGACGGCGCGACGCGCTGCATCGCCGTGGATCGCCACCGGAAGCCCGAAGAGAACCTTCAGGCGATCCACCACATTCTTGAGGCGCGCCGCACAGAGGTGCGCCACGGCGGCATTGTGATCGCTCGCACGGCGTTCCGCGGCTTCATCGCGCTCGCGGCGCCCGGCGCAAAGCCGTGGTGGGACGTGATGGGCGTAAAGCGTGACGCGACGCTCGACGAGATCAACGCCGCCTATCGGACGCGGGCAAACGTCGCGCACCCCGACAACGGCGGAACGCACGAGGCCATGACCGAATTGAACGCGGCGCGCGCGGCGGCGCTGCGCGAGCGCGGGGCGAACCAGTGACCGACGATCACTTCCTCTACAAGACCGACGGGGAAAAGGCATGAGCGCAGGCGAGAACTTCGACGCGGCGGCCTTCGCCAAGCGCATGAAGCACTATCGCGTCCTGCGGGATATGACGCTTCAGGATGTCGCCGACGCGGCCGGGATCACAAAATCTCACGTATGGGAGCTGGAGCAAGGGCGCTCCACGAACCCGAGCGTCTCCGCAATCTGGGGCATTGCCCGCGCGCTCTCCATCTCACCGGCGACGCTGCTCGGTATGAATACGGACGTCCCGCCGCTGCATCCGACTGCGCTCAAGATCGCAGGCATTGTGGACCGGGAATTGCGCGCGGCCAAGCCCGCGAAGGGGAAGGCCCGATGAAAACTGACCAATCGGTGAAGTGGAATTGCGCGGCGCGTCGATCAACGCTCCCCGAGCCAGCCGACTGTGATTGGCCGTTCTGCGGCTGCGATCCGGACGCAGACAAGGTCCTCGCCGCGCTGGATGAGTGCGGATGGCTATCGCCGAAGGACGTTAGCAAGCTGTCTGACGCGCTCGCGACGCTCGCCCGAGCGCACACGCTGGACGATTCCGAGACAGGCTATGTCGTGACGCAGCACTCCGGCGTTTACGTGAGCCGCGCCGAATACGTGCAAGCATGGGGCGTCGT